TGGTGGAATTGGTAGACACAGCGGTCTTAGAAGCCGTGGCCGAAAGGCTTGAGAGTTCGAGTCTCTCCCTGGGTACAGAAGTTGCTTTTTTGAATAAAAGTTCGTACATTTAATTATTAGATGCTCGGGTGGTGGAACTGGTAGACACGCAGGACTTAAAATCCTGTGGTCCGAAAGGGCCGTGCGGGTTCGATTCCCGCCCCGAGTACATTTAAAATTGTAGAGTGGTGAAAGGTGTACACCATGGCAGACACTCCCTCCTGTCTCGGGGGTAGGGATAACGAAATAAAGTAAAGATAAGGGGTTGACCACCGGCTTGCAAGCGATTTGTCTTTTACCTAATTGCCCTGTGAAGGTTCGAATCCTTCCTCTACAGCAAAAAGAGGTAGTGAAGCTGTAATGATGAGCTTACGAGGTCAAGGTTTGAAAAAGGGTTAGTAGTACGACTTAAAGCCTGCACTCATCATCAGTAACCCTGAAAGACCCGAAACTTCTCTTTTTATTGGACTTGTAGCTCAGTTGGTTAGAGCAGTGCACTCATAATGCAAAGGTCGTTGGTTCGAGCCCAGCCTGGTCCACATCTTCTGAAAAATAAACTAGTTCTATTTATTACAATATGATACAGTTAGGAATATCAGCATATTATCATGATTCAGCAGCCTGTCTTGTTAAAGACGGTAAAGTGTTATATGCGGCAGAACAAGAAAGATTTTCAGGTATAAAACACGATAACAGCTTTCCAATTGATGCAATAAAGTGGGTTTTAAAAGCTTCTAGAGTATCTATTAAGAATGTTGATGAAGTTTGTTGGTATGAAAACCCAGACACTAAGAAAAAAAGAGTTATTAGTATGTTTAATAAACATCCTTTTAAAACTCTATTTACTAGATTCAAGTTTTTAAAGCATAGAGAAAATCCTGAGCAAGTTTTACAAGAACAGCTTGAATATACAGGAACGATTAAGTACGTAGATCATCATTTATCTCATGCCGCATTTTCCTATTATACGAGTCCGTACAAAGACGCTGCAATATTAACTATTGATGGAGTAGGAGAATTTGAAACAGTTACAATATCTAAAGGAACTGACCAGCAAATTGAAAAACTATACTCAGTAAATTTTCCTAATTCGTTAGGAATGTATTATTCGACTCTTACTGCCTTTTTAGGTTTTAAGCCAAATGAAGGAGAGTATAAAGTAATGGGTTTAGCCGGATATGGTAATCCTAAAAAATATATTCCACTTCTTGATAACCTTTTTGATATAGAAGCTGAAGACCTGACATTAAATCAGAAGTACTTTACATGGGAGTATTCTGATAAGATAATGTTCAACTCAGCATTATGTAAGTTACTGGATCGCTCACCAAGGTTTCCGGAAGAGAAAATTACACAAGACGACGAAGACTTAGCAGCAGCAGTACAGTTTGTATACGAAAGAGAGTTTCTTAAACTAGTAGAAAAGACAAAAAGCTTAGTTAAGTCAAATAACTTATGTCTTTCAGGAGGATGTGCATATAACGGTTTAGCTAATTCACTAGCTTACAAGTATTATAAGTCTATTCATATACCATATGCTCCTTCTGATGCAGGTTCTGCTATAGGAGCTTGTTTAGCTGAATATAAAGGTGTTAGAAAGGATAATAGCGTACCTTACAAAGGACCTTCTTTCACAGATGTTACTGTTAAAGCACATTTAGACAAGTACGATGGTAAGATTTTTTACTTTAGATACCCAACAGAAGATAGACTAATAGAAAAAGTAGCTAATTTAATTCATTCTGGAAATATTGTAGGATGGTTTCAAGGTAATATGGAATTTGGAGCAAGAGCTTTAGGTAATCGTTCTATATTAGCATCACCTTTGAAGGAAGGTATCAAGGATAAGATCAATAAAGTGATAAAAAAGAGAGAAGGGTTTAGACCTTTTGCTCCTTCTTGTATAGAAGCTGATGCTAAGATGTTTTTTGATATTAAGGAACCTATTCCATACATGAATCAAATAGTAAAAGTGAAACCACAACATAGATTACCTTCTATAACTCATGTAGATGGAACTGCTAGAGTTCAGACAGTCAACGAACATCAAAATAGAAGATATTGGTTACTTTTACAAGCACTCAAGAGAATATCAGGATATCCTATTTGTTTAAATACCTCTTTCAACTTTAAAGACCAGACAATTACGTTAACTCCTTCTCAGGCAGTAGATAGGTTTTTAAATAGTAAAATGGATTACCTGGTAGTAGAAAATTACATAATTTTAAAAAAATGAGATTAATTAACTGGCTTAGAGATTTATACGATACGTGGAATAGGAACAGATTGTATAAAAAGAAAATCAAAAAATTAAAAGCGAAAGATCCTTTTATTTACAAAAACTTTTAGTAGAAAGTTGGAATATTAAGTATTTATTCGTACATTAGTTATAAGACAATAGTGTCGTAGCACCACTCTAAAAACACACCCATGACAAATCCTCATGATGTATTTAAAGCATCAAAAAAACCTGTTTCTAAGAAACAACGACTCACCCCGGTAGAATTTTACGATGATATTTTCGTAAATGGTCAAAAAGTCCCCGATCCAAAAAAACACCAATTAGTAAGTTTCCTTAAATCCGGAATTAGGATTGCAGGATATGTAGCTCTATTCTTTTCTATAGAAGTTGCAGCTATATTGTTAATTGTTTCCGAATTAGTTGGAATTTACGAAGAATTAGTATAAATTTAAAAAAAGTTATAAAGATGAAAATACAGTATATTAGCCGAAAGGGTAATTTTGACTCTGGACATAGAGTTATGAATGAATTTATGAAATGTTTTAACATTCATGGTCATACTTACCTATACGAATTAACGTTCTCATTTGAGAATATGGAAGAAATTGGATATGCAATTGATTTTAAAGAAATTAAACGTGTATTCTGTCAATGGATTGATGATATCATTGACCATGGTATGATTTTAAATCCACATGATACTAAGTTGATTGAGACTACAAAAGAATACGGTACTAAGTTATGGTTAATGTCTTTAAATGGTGAAGGAGAGTATTGTAACCCATCAGTAGAGAATATTGCTAAAGAAGTCTTCTTAGCTATGGATGTATTATCAGAAACTTTATACGGTAATGCTCCTACAGGTTTGAAGATACATAACGTTAAGATTTACGAAACTCCAAATTGCTGGACTGACTGTGATCGATCAAGCATTTCAGATAAAGAAAGACAGAATTTCATGATTGCTCGTTTACCTGAGATTATGAAATACGCACAAGATAAAGGAGTTTTAGAATACGATGACCGAAAAATTAAATAATATGAGCTTAGGAAGAATTGCAGATTATAGTAAAAGATTACCTATCGTAGAATTGTATACCTGCGTACAATCAGAAGGTTCAAGAGCTGGATACCCAACTGTAGCAATTCGAACTACAGGCTGTACACACCGTTGTTATTTTGGCGAAGGTGGATGGTGTGACTCTTGGTATACAAGTATACACCCAGAAAAAGGTATTTACAGTTTTAACGACATCGTTAAGATTTATGATGAGAACCCGGAAGTAAAAGAGATGATGTTAACAGGGGGTTCACCAACAATGCACCCTGATTTAGTTAACGAATTAACACATTTTGCTCATGAAAGAGGAATTATCATCACAATTGAAACCGAAGGAAGTCACTTTCTCCCTACCGATTACCCTATTGACCTTATTAGCCTTAGTCCTAAGTTTACCAATAGCGTTCCTGTATTGGGTGTACTTACTCCTCAAGGTGCTGTTACAGACCAAAAACTTATCGATACACACAACAGATTCCGTCTTAACAAAGAAGCAATCAAAGCAACTTTAGATTACCATAAGGACTACCACGTTAAGATAGTAGCTAATCCAGTTGAACGACCAGAAGAATGGGCAGAGACGAAAGCATGGTTAGATGAATTAGAAATACCTAAAGAAAAGGTAATTATTATGCCTCCAGGTGATAACCGTCAAGAGTTGATTAGAGTATATCCGTTGGTTATTGAATGGTGTACTAAAAATGCATATCGCTTTACAGGTAGAGAGCATATTATTGCTTTTGATACTAAAAGAGCTGTTTAAAACTCCTATTTATATTTACTATGAATTTAGAAGATATTATTAGATACGAAGTAGGGCTAGAGAACATGGGAGATGTTGAAGTCCTTGTAGATGGTTTAATTGTATGGGATTATAAAATCCAAAACGGAAATCTACATCTAATCACAGAAGATTACGATGAGATAGAGTTTGGACCTATAACTATCCTAGAATTAATCAACTATATAGATGAACACCCAGTAGATCCTACCAGTATCACAATTTTATCTGAAACAGATTATAAACAATTAAACAACTATAAATGGGAAGAAAATCGAATTTGCTTTTACTAGTACTATTAGCATACACAACACTATCTTTTGGTCAAGACTTAAAACAAGTTGATTTTGGTATTTACAAAGTATCTTATTCAGAAAAATTAGAAAACCCGGTTAAAGTAACGTACGTGGTATTGTGCCCTAACGGCACTGCTTCAAGAACAGGTATGGAATTCTACACTGATAAGAAAATACATACAGCAGATAACAATGACTACGTTAATAACGAGTGGGATAAGGGTCATATGGCACCAGCAGCAGATTTTAACTGTGATAAAGAGATGTTATATAAGACATTCTCGTACCTAAACTCAGCTTTACAGCATCAAAGTCTTAATAGAGGTATTTGGAAACATTTAGAAATGTATGAAAGAGAGTTAGCTAAGAAAGAGAAGGTAGAAGTTGAAATTGATGTAGAGTTTGATAAAGAACCTAAGAAAGTCCCTGGTGGTGCTTCTATTCCAAAAGGTTTTTATAAACATATCCATTACACATCTGGAAAATCTTGTTACTATTTTCCAAATGAAGCACCAAAGAAGGTAACATACAAGGATTATCAAATACAGTGTAAATAAATGAAAATATTAGTTACAGGAGGAGCCGGATTTATCGGTTCAAACTTAATAGCAAGGTTATTACGAGAAGGACACACAGTAGTATCTTTAGACGACTACAGCACAGGATATAAAGAAAATGAGAAAGAGGGGTGTACGTATTTTAGCGGGGATATAGAGAATATTGACTTAATGGATAAAGATTTTAAAATGATCTACCATTTAGCCGCTCTAAGTAGAATACAGCCCTCTTTCGAAAACCCAACAGCTACATTTAGAGTAAATACATTAGGTACTCAAGCAGTTTGTGAATTTGCAAAGAAAATAGGAGCTAAGTTAATCTATGCCGGTTCTTCTTCACGTTGGCATAACCCGTCTTTATCACCATATGCATGTTACAAACACTTAGGTGAAGAGATCTGTAAGATGTACAGAACAACTTACGGTACCAGTATTGAGATAGCTAGATTCTATAATGTATATGGACCTGGAGAAGTCACAGATGGAGATTGGGCTGCAGTTATTGGTAAATGGAGAGGACAGGTTAAAAAGAATTACCCTATAACGATAGTAGGAGATGGAGAACAGAGACGTGATTTTACACATGTAGATGATATTGTAGAAGGGTTATTTAAGATAGGGTTGACTTACTACAAACACGAAGATGCTTGGGAATTAGGAACAGGTTTAAACTACTCTATTAACGAAGTAGCTGATATGTTTGTTAAGAAGTTTAACTGCGTAAAAGTTTATATGGCAGATCAAAAAGGTAATTACCGAAAAACTTTACGTGAAAACGACGATACCTTGAAGAAGCTAGTATGGGAACCTAAAGATAGATTACAAGAATATATAAACCAGTTATCATGACATCAAAAGAATTCGTTACATGGATGCAAGGCTTTGTAGAAGCTTGCCACGAGTATGCACCAACTCCAAAGCAATGGGATGCATTAAAAGATAAATTAAAAGAGGTAGATGATTCATTCCCACTAGGAGGTATATTGTCAGACCCTAATACATTTAAGGTACATGAGCCATACCCAAGATGGCAAGAACCTCATAGAATTAATCCCTACTATGTAGGAGATGTACCCGGTATTAACAGCCCATTTTTGCCAAACGGTACAGGTGGAGGAACCGGAGTTATTACAACCACACCAGGTGTAGGATCTATTTCTACAATAAGTAGCCCTTTGGGTTTTAGCGGTATGACGACTTCGACTACATACGCATACCCTTCCGGAAGCTTATGGCATTATACAAACGGTAAGAACGAGATAAAAGACTAATGAAGGAAGTCACTATAAAAGAGTTACTTACCTGGGAGTGGGTAGAGAAGCAAGTAGATAAGGTAGGAATGTGGTTGAATTGCCAAGAACCTGTATCATTTGTTACAGGATTACCAAGAGGAGGACTAATACCAGCAGTCTTAATCTCACATAAGTACAGTATAAAGTATATTAGTATTGAAGATGCAAAACTACTACCAGAACGTTTAAGACGTAAGACTTTAGTAGTAGACGATATTTGTGATACCGGAATTACTTTTGCAGAAATTGATGACTATGAGTTCTTAACTTTATCTTTAGCATACAGAGTCGATAGTACATACGTTCCGGATAAATATTGTGAGCTTATTGAAGATAAAAGATGGTTAGTCTTTCCTTGGGAAAATAAAGACAGTGATTCGATTCAAGATTACTTAAAATAATTTGGATCTTAAATAAAGTTTTCGTAAATTAAGTTATAGTAGTGTCGTAGCACCACTTTAAAAAACATACATATAAAATGAAGAAAAAGTATTCGTTAGAAGTAACCGAAGCAGGTTACGCAAATGGGTTATCTCTGCAATTAGCAGAAAAACAAAAGAGAAGTGAAATGTTAGATATTCATCTAACTGATTCAGAAAAACACGAAATTATTTCAAACGCAGCAGATGCTTTCGGTAAGTTTCTAGATGCATTAGGATGTGATTGGAGAAATGATCCAAACTCATCAGACACCCCACGTCGTGTAGCAAAAGCTTATGTAAATGACTTATGGGCAGGTCGATTTAGTGCACCACCAGAAATTACAGCATTTCCGTCAGATGGATATGACGGCTTAGTACAGGAGAGTAATATTCCGTTAACTTCGATGTGTTCGCACCACCACCAGACTATTCAAGGTCGAGTTAGTGTAGCATACATCCCAGGTAAGGACGGTAAGGTTATTGGCTTATCTAAATTGAACCGTATTGTAGAGTATTTTGGACGTCGTGGAGCTATTCAAGAACAGCTGACTGTGGCAATTCATAATGCTATCGATAAGATCTGTGAAGGTAATGATGGAGTAGCCGTAATGGTAGATGCAACACATAACTGTGTATCTTGCCGAGGTACTAAACACAACGGTGCTTCAATGCAAACCGCTAAATTATCAGGAGCCTTTTTAAAAGAAGATTCTTGCAGAGCAGAGTTCTATAAGAATATAGAATTAGCTGGAAAATGTCGTAACTAGTAAGTTGCGAATCTGCCTAAAATTTCGTAAATTAAGTATATGAAAAATAATAACGTACCTTTTGTAGACGAAGTAGAAGTGTTTAACGCTACTTTCGGTAAACCTAATAATTATACCCCAGTAATACCAGAGCGTAAAGAATGGGAATTTGTTTACAACTTTATCTTAGAAGAGTTAGAGGAGTATAAAGAAGCTTGTGAAAAAGGAGATATTGTAGAGGTATTAGATGCTCTATGTGATATCACTTACGTATCTTTAGGTAATGGAGTAATGCTTCATGGCTTGAAAGACAAGTTTAACCCTGCTTACGCAGAGGTACAAGCCTCAAATATGTCTAAAGCTTGTAAGACTGAAGAAGAAGCAATGAAGACAGTTGAAGTTCGATCAGAACAGCAAGGTGAGCCTTGTCATTATGAGAAAGTAGGTGAATATTACATCGTGTATAGAACACGAGATAGAAAGGTTATGAAATCAATTAATTATTTTAAACCTAACCTAAAACAATTCTTCGATGACAATAGCGGAACAAATTAAACAACACGCTGTTTACGTAGAAACACATCAAATGGAGATGGTACCGCTTTCTGTGGTACTTTCTCTTATTAATGATGTAGATTTAGTAAACCAGACAAATGACCTTATTGACAGGTTAGATTCACAATTAGAAGACGTAAGAAAAACATTAAATACATTAACATCCAATGATTAAAATTGCTCACGAATCTCCAAAGAGTATTTTTAAAACTGTACAGCAGTTTACAGACTACGATTATGCGTTAGTTCATTTATTTGAAGAAGATATTGAGTATTATAAGTTATTCAAAGAAGCTAAAAGAAGCGGAAGAGAGATTATCTTAGATAACTCTATTTTTGAATTAGGTAATGCATTTGATGCAGGTAAGTTTGCATATTGGGTAGATGAATTACAACCTACCTGGTATATAGTTCCGGATGTGTTAGAAGATAGTGTAAAAACTATGGCTTCTATGGATATGTGGAATAGTAAATACTTTGATGTACCTAGTAAAAAGATCGGAGTTGTACAGGGTAGAACTTATAAGCAAATCGTAGACTGCTATCAGCATATGGATAAAAAAGCTGGAGTAGATATGATAGCAATTTCTTTTGACTATTCGTACTATACACAGACAGTACCTCATCCTAACAAGTACGTTAGTTGGATGCTAGGACGTGTGAAGTTACTTGGAGATTTACTTAAAGACGGTATTATCAATACAGATAAACCTCACCACCTTTTGGGTTGTGGATTACCTCAAGAGTTTGCATTCTATAAGCATGCAAAGTATAACTGGATATATTCTTTAGATACATCAAACCCAGTAGTACACGGTATTAAAGGAATTGAGTATAAAGAAGAAGGACTCTGGAATAAAGAATCTCAAAAGTTATTTGAGATGATTAACGCAGAAGTAGAAGATACAAGTACAATTTTATTTAACATTCAAAGATTTAGACAATTTGCAAACGGAACAACCAAATCCGCATAACCAGTGGGTAGCTTTTTTCTCTCAGACAGGTTCTGAGATAGTAGCTTTATCTGAGAAATTAGGTAGATGGCCTAACTTGATTGTAACTAATCAAAGACCGGCTGAACTACGTACAGTAGATCCTAGGATAGCACAACTACCTTTTCTATTTGTAATGAGTAATAAACCTACCTTAGAGGAGTATGAAGCGTTGTTTAGTCATCTAGCACCTGCTGAAAAACTGGTAGTAACCTTACACGGATGGTTAAGAGTAATGCCTCCTGAGATTTGTGACAGATATAAAATCTTTAACGGACACCCAGGTTTAATTACAAAGTATCCAGAGTTAAAAGGTAAAGATCCTCAAGAAAGATCTTTTAAGCGATATGAAACAGCAGGAGCAGTTTTACATAAAGTAACTGCCGGAGTTGACGAAGGAGAGGTTATAGATTATGAAGAATTTTTACAAGAAGGGTTGGATGAACGAGCTTTTTATCTTACATTAAGAGATAAAGCATTGTATATGTGGTATAAGTTTTTAAAAGTAGTTTTGTCATGATAAAAAGAATAGCATTAGTAGGAGCAAGTAGTACAGGTAAGACTACGGTATATGAGCTTCTTAAGAATAAATTACCTAAGTATGAGTTTATAAATGAATCTACTAGGACTGTAGCAAGTTATGGTTTTCCTATTAACGAGAATGGAACAGATGCTACTCAGTTAGCTATTAGTTCTTTCCACTTAGAAGCTTTACTTAAACCTTATAACTTAGTATTAGATAGATGCTATATGGATGTATTAGTATATTCATGTTTTATGGATAACATCGATAGAGGTACTCATGATTTTATTCAAGATACTTGGAATAGAATTAAAGGAGAGTATACACATTATGTTTATTTTCCTATTGAATTTGAATCAGTAGATGATGGAGTAAGAAGTGTTAATGAAGACTGGAGAAAGAAGATAGATGAACGTTTTAAATCAGAATTAGAAACAGTTAGACAACCTTACTTGACTATAACTGGTTCACCTATGCAAAGAGTAGAGCAAATTTTAAATTTTATAAAATAATATGTCAAACGAAAAAAATCAAGAAGCAGTAGTAGCCATTGCCGGTAAACATTTAGGTAAAGTCGGCGGAGAAGGTTATAAAGATACCTATGATCCGGAGTTATTAGTAAAAATCCCTCGTTACTTAAACCGAGAAGCTTACGAATTAACCGGTAAAGAGTTCGTAGGAGTAGATACATGGAATGCATATGAAGTTTCAGCTATTACAACTAAAGGACAGCCTGTAGCAGGTATGTTAAAGATTGTATGTCCTGCTTCTTCAGAGTTTCACGTAGAATCTAAATCTATTAAGTTATATTTGAACTCTTTTAACATGACTCGTATTGGAGATACAGCAGCAGACTGTATTTCAGGTATTGAAGCTAGAGTAAAAAGAGATTTAGATGAATTACTAGACACAGAGACTACTGTTAGTTTTTATTCATCTAGCGACGAAGCTAATCCGTTAACTTTTGTAGGTTATACTGATTTAGCAGAAGCAGCAGATTTAGATAAAGTAGACTTTACTTCATTTAAGTCAGATGCAAGCCAGTTAGAAGTTATGGCAGTATCAGAAGAAGCGATAGAGGTTAAAGTTAAGTCTAACTTACTGCGTTCAAACTGTAGAGTAACAAACCAACCAGATTGGGGGGATGTATATATTCGTATTGTAGGTAAAAATGTACCTTCTGCTGAATCATTAGCTAAGTATATTGTATCGCATAGAACTGTTTCTCACTTCCACGAAGAGATTTGTGAGATGGTATTTAAGCACCTAACTGATGCATATAAGCCAGAACAATTAATGGTAGCTTGCTTGTATACTCGTAGAGGAGGTTTAGATATTAACCCTATCCGAGCTACACACCAAAGCTTAATCCCAGATTTCTTTACAGATCCTAAATTTACAATTGCTAAAACTTTACGTCAATAATGTCAGCTGAAGTAATTAAACAAGAATACCCAGAACTCATAGCTACCCGAGTTCCACCTGGTGATAACTGGGAATTGACAATAGATCAAGGTGTTGTCGTAGAAGGTTTAGTTCCAACATTAACTGCCTATCTAAGAAAGACAAAGTTTAAAGGAGCTTATAAATTAGATCCACTTGCCGGAAAGCTTTACGCAATCCGTGAGCAAGAAATTACAATAACTCCTCCGGAACCAGAGAAATTTGATCTTTACGGAGAGTATTAAAAATAAGGGGAAGTAGTTGGAACTTCCCTTTTTTATTCGTATCTTTATTGAAATAAAACGGTTATAGTATGGCTACAAAAGAAGAATTTCAATTAAAATTAGAAAAAGGTAGAGTAGGAGAATACGCGGTTATTCAAGCTCTAAGTCAGATCACAGAAGTAAAAGACTTAACCGACTATTCAGCTTTCAAAGGCTATCAACAAAAAGGATTAGATTTCGAATTCTTTAATCGAAAGACTAATACCTGGGATAGAGGTGATGCAAAAGCTAATATCGGCGAATCTGGGCTTACATTTATGGAACTTTATAAAGGTACCGGTAAGTTAGGATGGTTTAATACTACTAAATCTGACTGGATATTTTGCTACAGTGTATATACTAAGGGTATATACTTCTATAGTGTTAATGAGATGAGAGGTTACATTGATAAACGATTAAAAGATCGCAGTATTAAGACATCTCACTTAAAAGACGGCAGCATCGGAGTATGGCTTCCAGTAGATAAAAATCCATTAATTGAAAAGTTTGCATAACATGAATATAGAAAAAAAATATTACACCGTAGATTCTATAGAATTAGTAGATTTACTAATCGAACATATCAACGCATCTGATACGATAGCATTCGATACCGAGACTGATTCACTTAATATGCGAAAAGGTAGCATTGTAGGATGGTCAGTTTCAGGAGATGAAGGTATAGGTTTTTATCTACCTACACAGAAGTGGAATAACGACACCCAACAGTTAGAAGAATGCTTGATTGGTGGTAGAGGGGCTCATGCGATTACAAAGAAGTTATTACCGTTATTAAAAGGTAAAAAACTTGTAATGCATAACGCATCTTTCGATACCCGTTTCGTTAAAAACTACTACGGTATTAGTCTATTAGAAGATCTTTGGGTAGATACTGCTTTACTTGTTCATACAGTTCAAGAAGATGGAGCATTTGGCTTTGGTAATCCTTTTGGTTTGAAATCTATTGCTATTATGAATCAAAAAGCATTAGGATTAGACGTAGAAGAAGCAGCTAACAAAGAGCAGTTAGAACTTAAGGAATCTATTAAAGCTAATGGAGGTTCAGTTACAAAAGATAACTATGAAATCTACAAAGCAGATATGGAAGTACTTTCTAAGTACGCTGCTGCCGATACCGATTTAACTTTACGTATTTGCAACCTATACTTACCTAAATTAAAAGAAGAGAATCTAGAAAAATTCTTTTTTGAAGAAGAGGTAATGCCTATCTACCGAGAAGTTACTATTCCAATGGAAGAATACGGAGTAGATTTAGATATGGATTTACTTAAGAAGACTCATGAAGAGATTATGGCCGATCTTACTGAAAATAAGAAGATCGTAATGAAGAGCCTTTTAGATACTGACGCAGGTAAGAACTGGGTAATGGATACAGCTTTTAGTAACTACCCTCCTACAAATAAAGGTAACTGGGCTCAAGAGCTATGTAGACGTTATTCTTTAGATCTACCTAAATCTGAAAAAACAGGTAAGTATTCTATTACCGCTAAAACTGTTAACGAACTAGAAGATTCTCCTATCAAAGAATTTTTACTTACAGGTAAAGTAGACTTATTAGATCCTATGGAAGTAGCTCGTATATCTATGTCAATGTGGAAAGAGACTAACGATGGAGAGTATATTAACATCCAGTCTAAAAAGCACTTAGGTGAAATCGTGTTTAAGTACATGGGTATTAAAGCTAAGTCTAAGACTACTAAAGGTACTGATCAATTCGATATGGAGATGTTAGAAGACTTGTCTAAAGAATATACCTGGGCAGAAAACTTACGAATCTACAATAAACTTCTTAAGATTAAATCTACCTATATCGACCGCTTTATTGACGGTTCAGAAGACGGCCGTTACTATTTTTACTTCAAGCAAAATGGTACAGTATCTGGACGTTACGGTTCTGATGCTCAACAGTTACCTAAACCTAAAGAAGAAGGAGAAGATGCTCCTATTATTGTTAAGTATACTAACATTGTACGTGCATTCTTAATTGCGGGTAAAGGACGTAAGGTAATTGATGCCGATTACGAGTCTCTAGAGCCTCACTGTTTTGCTTCTGTAGCAGGAGATGTAAAGCTTCAAGAGATCTTTAATAACGGATGGGACTTCTACTCTACTGTAGCTATTCGAACTGAAAAGCTCGACGAAGATAAAGTAAAATACCCAGACGGAGTTTCACCTGATAAAAAAGCTCCTAACTACTTAAAAAAGTTAGACCCGGTTAAACGTAATCAAGCAAAAGCTTACTCGTTAGGTATTGCCTACGGAATGGAGGCTTATGCGTTAGGTATGACTCTAGGAATTCCTCAGAAAGAAGCAGAGAAGCTTGTTCAAGGTTATTTAGATGGATTTCCACAGTTAAAGGAGTGGAGAGAAAACTCACGTAAGCAGATTAAAGAAAAAGGCTTTATTACAAACTATGTAGGACGTATTCGACACTTAAATAAAGTAAAACGAATTTACGATAGATACGGAGAACGTATTATGGATTGGAAGTTTAGAAATGAGTTAGCTGCTCAATACGGTAAAGATGATGTTATGGCTCTCTATAGAGACTACCGTAACGGACTTAATAACTGTTTAAACTTCCAATTACAGTCATTAGCAGCCGCGGTAGTAAACCGAGCAGCTGTAATGATTAATAGAAAAGCAAAAGAGCTGGGTATTGATGCTAAAGTACAAGCACAGGTACATGACCAGTTAATTATAAATGTTGCAGAAGAAGATGCAGAGATGTTTGCTCCTATTGTTAGAGAGATTATGGAGACTACAACTGTACTACCTGGCGTAACTTTAAAAGCACCACCAGAGATTTCAAATAACTGGAGAGATGGGCACTAAAATTAATATGTATAAATTATTACTAGAAGGAGCATTGTACGGAACGTTAGCACAGATTATAACGTTCCTACAACTCCAAGGAAACATAAAATGGAACTGGTATGCTAAGTACCCGTTTTTAGTCTTAGCTGCAGCTGTACCAATTTCTATACTATTCATTAAATCGGTAGAGAAGTTTGTAGCAGCTTTTAATGGAGAGATCTGGCCAAGTCGTTTAATTGGATTTGGAATAGGTATAATTGTATTCTACGTAATGAGTTATTTTCTCTTCAATGAACAAGTAACACCTAAGACGTTTGTATGCTTAATTTTAGCAAGTGCTATTATAGGTGTACAGGTTTTCTGGAAGTAAGATATTTATATTAAATCGACTCTAGGGCGAGTAGTTATATTAACCAAATGTTAAACCCGAGGATCTTAGGACCTCACAAACTGTAAATCAAATGAGTACAAATTTCAATGAATTCGACATTTTATTCCACAATTTTTTCCACCCAACAAGTGGATTCCTTTCGGCCGCAACGGCAAAACAACCACACCCCTTAAACATTTTCTACACCGACGACAAACTTCACTTCGAAGTCGCATGTACCGGTCTTACAAAGGAAGATGTAAAAGTGAATATCGAAGAAGATATTCTTAAAATTAGTTATAAAAAACCAGAAGAAGACGACACATTACATCCTGGTACAATCCATAGAGGTCTAGCAAGACGTTCATTCGATTTAGGGTATAAGATTTCAGCAAAGTATGACTTAAGTAAAGCAGAAGCTAAACTTGAAAATGGTTTGCTAGAAATCGCTATTCCTGTTTCGGAAAAAGCTAAACCAAAAACTTTAAAAATTAAGTAAAAAACTCAGCCCTAGAGTTTGATTTTAAAGTTTTATTTCGTATATTAAATTTATTAAACAAGTTATAAACATCATGAAAGTATTAGAACCTCAAAATGACCGTGTGCTTATTCAACCTATCGAAGAAGATGAGCAAATGTACGGTAATATTGTAATCCCGGATATGGGTAAAGAACGTCCTGAAATGGGTAAAGTAATTGCTGTAGGACCTGGACGTCAGTCTGAATTTGGACAGTATATTCGAGTAAACGCTAAAGTAGGCGACATCGTATTGGTACCGAAAATCGGAACAATTCGTATTGAATTTGAAGGAGATGAGTATTACATCACACAAGACAGAGAAATTTTAGCAACCGTAAAAGAATCATAATGGAAAAGAAAGTATCATATTCAAAAGAAGCTCGTGAAGAATTATTATCAGGAGTTAAACAATTAGCTGATGCAGTTGTAGCGACATTAGGTCCATCAGGACGTAACGTTATCATCGAACAAGAAATGGGTAATCCTGTTTCAACTAAAGATGGTGTTACAGTAGCAAAAGCTATTGAATTAGAAGAAAGAGTTCCAAACATTGGAGCACAGTTAGTAAAACAAGCGTCAATTAAAACAGCAGAAGAAGCAGGTGATGGTACGACAACATCTACCTTATTAGCTTATTCAATCGCTAATTCACCAATTGACGATACAGATAATGTAGTAGAGATTAAAAGAGGAGTAGATAAAGCAGTATCCGCTGTTGTGGATTACTTAGCTGAACGCTCTGAAGAAATCACGGACGAAGAGCAGCTTAAACAGGTTGCTACTATCTCAGCCAACAACGACACCGAAGTAGGTGAGTTAATTTCCACTGCCATGGACAAGGTTGGTCGAGATGGAGTTGTTACAATCGAGGAATCACGTACCGGAGAAACCTATCTGGAAACAGTAGAAGGTATGCAATTCGGCAGAGGTTATAAGTCCCCGTACTTTGTAACAGACAATAGCACTATGCAAGCCGTTCTTCAAAGTCCGTTGATCTTAATCACAGACAAGCGATTAAATTCTGTTAAAGAGTTACTCCCTGTATTAGAAGCATGTTCTTCACAGAATAAGTCTCTATTAATCATTGCAGATGATATTGACGGAGAGGCGTTATCTACCTTAGTAGTTAATAAAATGAGAGGTATCCTATCATGTGTAGCTGTTAAAGCTCCTGAATTTGGAGATCGTAAAAAAGCTATCTTAGAAGATATTGCAGTATTAACTGGTGGACAGGTAATCTCTACAGAGAAAGGAATGAAGTTAGAGAAGTTTAATCCTGATTGGTTAGGTAAAGCTAAGAAAGTAACAGTAGGTAAAGAAACAACTACTATTATTGATGCTTCCGGAGATGAAGAAAAGATTAAGCAACGTGTAGAAGAGTTAAAAACTCAAATTGAAGAATCTAAATCACCTTTTGAAAAAGAGAATTTACAAGACCGTTTAGGTAAGTTTATCGGAGGTGTAGCAATTGTACACGTAGGTGGACATACTGAAGTAGAGATGAAAGAGAAAAAAGATCGTGTAGACGATGCTTTACACGCTACTAGAGCTGCTTTAGAAGAAGGTATTTTACCTGGAGGTGGTATTGCATTATTAAACGCATCTAAGATGTTAGATTCTGCAGAGATCGAAGTAACACATCCATCACAAGCATTAGGTATCCAGTTTGTTAAATTAGCTTGTCGTAAGCCGTTTATCAAGATCTTACAAAATGCAGGATATGCTAACGAAGAAATTGCAGAGGTACTTAATAATTTAGAGAAAGCTAATGACGGTTGGATGGGATATAATCCACGTACAGGTAAGATTGTAAATATGTTCCAAGAAGGTATTATCGATCCTGCTAAAGTAACTCGTTTAGCATTAGAGAATGCCGCATCAGTAGCAGGTACAATCTTACTAACCGAAGCAGTTATCTCGAATATCAAGAAAGATAAAGAAGAGAAGAACGACTTTGGCGGAATGATGTAAGACCGGAAGGGGAAGCAGGGGGGCGTCTGTCCCTCTCTTCACCGAAGGTGACCCGCGCGAATATGGAAGTATTTCCGGACATTTTTTAGTAGGATCTTAACATTATTTTTCGTATCTTTATACTATGAATAAGAAGATGTACAACCCAACTCACACCCGTGAGCAGCTCCTTGGTACAAAGCTTAAAGGACTACGAAAATTGAATTATAACCCGTTTACTTGGTGGAGGATGTATGAATCGACCAGTAAAGCCTTATCTCCGAGAGCACATATTTCGGATAAGATTAAGAACGGAGATTATGACTACCCTCATTGGAAGTATCAAGCCGAGTTATGTGAACATGACTTGAACGATATGTGGGATAAAATGAATCCGGATTACGGGAAGTGGGTGGAGGAATCGTCTTTAATGCGTGCTCGTAGAAAGAGGTTGATGGAGGATCATGAGAAAGAAGAGAAGAATAAATTGGCCGAATTGATAAGAGAGTTCACAAGATATTATAGAGTGACAAGAGAAGAGGTGGAGGATTTGATGATGGAATGGGAGGGGGATTTATATTCATTTTATGAGTATATGGACGGTAGATTTAAAATCATGCCAACCCCGGTACCAAAGTTTTAAAACCAAGTTAACTATTTATATAAACAATCAATTTAAAAAACCATGACAATTATTGTAATTTTAGCAGCAATCCTCTTCATCGGTGGATTCATCTATCTCAAGAAAACAGCAGAAAAGCCGGTAGAAAACGAATTAACTTTCACCGAAAAGCTTGAAAAAGCAAAACAAGCATTAGACGAAGCTTCTCAAATTCAAAAAGCTGCGCAAGCCGAAGTAGAGAAAGCAGAGACTCCTAAGAAAAAATCCGCGCCAAGAAAAAAGAAAGAATCATCTAACGAAGGCCCGGTACGTACTAAGTCTTCTAAAAAAGCAGTAAAGTAATATGCAACAACAACTAAACATTGGTTTAGATCAAACATCTCCGGTAACTTGCGAAAAATGCGAGGGAGTGTTTTTTGAACAAATCCTACATCTTAGAATGGCATCAGGATTATTAACAGGAACAGGAGTACCAACATATGTACCAATTCCAGTTTTCGCTTGCAAGGCCTGCGGCCATGTAAACACTGAATTCCTACCAAAAGAGATCAAAGATCTGAACGCTTAAATTTAAAATATTGCCAGAGGAGGGGTAGGAGCTGACTCTGGCTTTTTACAGAGGGGTTACGATTAAATTCGTGCCCCTTTTGTTTTTGGCCTATTTATATCAAAGAAGGTTTCCTAGTAAGCACATTTCGTGTGGTTGTAGCTTAATCACTTAACAAAATTTAAAGCTATGGCATTTAAAGACATTTTTAAAGACAGTAACGATTACAACGAAAAATCAATCGTTGGTTTTGCATCATTTGCAGTAATGGTAGTGTTTGCAGCAGCAGATATTATCACAGGCTTCTTAGGAAACCCATTAGTAATTGAACCAATCATTTTCAACTCATTTGTATACATTACATTGGGTGCATTCGGTATCGCAGAGGTTGGTAAAATCTTCGGTAAAAAAGAAAATCAAGAACAAGAATAATTAAATTTTAAAAAACAATGAGTTTAAAAGCATTACAGACAAAGTTAGGCATTGCAGCCGACGGCGCTTTTGGTCCAGGTACTATGAAAGCTGCTATGAAACATTTTAATCTTACTCCAGTTAGAGCGGCACACTTCTTTGCTCAAACAGGACATGAGACAGGTGATTTCAAAGTTTATAACGAGAACTTAAACTACTCAGCACAAGGTTTACAGGGTATCTTTGGAAAATACTTCCCAGGTAACTTAGAAGAATCTTATGCACGTAATCCAGAAAAAATTGCTAACCGCGTTTACGCTGATAGAATGGGTAACGGTAATGAAGCAAGTGGTGATGGTTGGAAATACCGTGGTCGTGGAGCTATCCAATTGACAGGTAAGAGTAATTACGCAGAATTTGCTAAACATATCGGTAAGCCAGAAATCATGACTAACCCGGATTTAGTAGCAACTGATTATTCATTTGATTCAGCATTATTCTTCTTCGAAAAGAATAAATTATGGTCAATCTGTGACCAAGGTGTGAACGAAGCTGCTATCTTAGCTCTTACAAAAAGAGTTAATGGTGGTACCCATGGATTAGACGATAGAAAAGCTAAAACGTTAAAATTCTACGAATACGTAAAAGCATAAGAAAAAGTTGCTCGTTAGAGTAATTTTTCGTACATTAATAAAAGGTTAAATAATGAATAAACTAACCATTACCTTAATCGGGATCATAGCGGCACTTGCCGCTTATATCCTTTTCTTCACATCGACATCTCATAAGGTGGATGTTAAGGCGTACGAAGTTAAGATTGATTCTTTACAACATGAAGTAGATTCTATATATGTAGAGAACGAACACTTAGACGTACAAGTAGCCGGGTATGAAGAAGAATTGATAGCACAAGAAGATAAGATCTTGAGCTTAAAAGACAAAATAGTATCAATTAAACAAGAAACACATGAAAAAGTTAAGTATGTTGATTCTTACACTGATGACGAGCTTGAGCGTTTTTTCACAGAACGTTACAAAGGACACATCAGCGATTCAACTGCGAAAGCCGATAGCACGTCTCGTAATTAAGGATTTGATTAAAGGAGATGGTGCTCATCAGGAGATCGCTCATTTACAGGAAGTTCTATCAGCAACAGAACAAAAAGTATCTCTAAAGGATAGTATAATTGTCGTTAAAGATAAGAAGATTGATAATTTGAATGAAATCATCTTAAGAAAAGATGAGCAATTTACTTTACAAAAGAACTTATCTAAAGAATTAGAGAAAGCATTAAAAGCATCTAACAGACGAGTATTCTTCTACAAGTTCGGTACATACGGTGGACTTGTTGCAGGATTGTTACTATTAGTAAAATAATATAGAAAAAGTTATGGAACGTTTACGTAAAGGTATTTTCCCTTTTATTATAGCATTATCAGCATTATCAGTTAGCTTATCGGCGGCCTTTTATTCAGTATCAGGTCTCGGTAAGCTTTTTGCTGGTGCTTCAACAGAGGTTATGGTTATGGCAGCATCCTTAGAAGTATCTAAGCTAGTCATAGCCTCTCTTTTGTACCAATATTGGGATAGTCTCAATAAGGTATTAAGAACCTATTTAGCAATTGCAACAGTAGTTCTTATTCTAATTACCTCTATGGGTATTTACGGATTCTTATCCGGAGCATATCAAGCAACAGCTAACAGATCTAACACAGTAGATGCTCAAATTGCTCTACTAGAGACAAAAAAAGCTAACTATATCCAGCAAAGAGATTTACTTACTAAAGAAAAAGAATCACTTGTACAGGGTATTACAAGCCTCCAAAGCGGATTAGCTAATAATAAAACTAGTTACGTAGATAAGAAAGGTAACGTAATACAATCTTCTTCAGCAGCAGATAGAAAGGTATTAGATAAACAGTTAAGTAATTCAAGTGCAAGACAGGATGCATTGAACACTAAATTAGATGAAGTTAATGATCAGATTTTTGATCTCGATAATCAAATTGTTGAAGCTAAGACAGGAAGTGGGGTAGCTACTGAATTAGGCCCTCTAAAGTATATTTCCGGATTAACAGGAGTACCGATGGATAGAGTTGTTAACTATCTGCTTTTAGTTATAATTTTTGTATTTGACCCTCTAGCAATCTCTCTAGTAATTGCAGCTAACTTTGCATTTGCACAAATTAAACCTAAAGAAAACTTATACGGAGAAAAGGTATATGACGATGATATTAAGGTTTGGGATGTGACGTTAACAGATGGATTAGACGAAGAGGAGCCACAAGAAAAACCAGTAGAGCAACCAAAAGAAGAACCTGTCTTACTTAAAGAAGAAGTTAAAGAAGAGGATTGGAAGATTGTAGATGAACAGGGTAAAGAAATTACTGAAGAACAACAAGTACGTATTGTAAAGATATTACAGAAAACACCTTCCAGAAATAGAGTACTACTAAGTAATGGTAGAGAAGCCTGGGTTCATAAACATAACTCAGAAGATGAAAATGGAATAAGATATTTGTAATTCTAAAAAAAAATTCGTATAATTAAGTTATGAGCAAGAACGACAACCGAAAAGCAAGTGAAATTCTTAAAGAAGAATATCCTACAATTTACCAAGGTTATATGGCTATTGTAGAAGAGCAATTTGAACTCTTCAGCAAAAAACACCTAGACTACGGGATGCAGAATATCTCTGCAGGAACTCAATTACAAAATACCGAAGAGCGAACATTTGCACTTACAGGTTTATGGTATAGAATGAGTGATAAGATTAATCGCTGGAAGAATCTAATCATCAACAACCGATCAATTCAAAACGAATCTATCTCTGATACATTTCAAGATCTTTGTAACTACGCAATTATCTGTCAACTTGTAGAAAGAGATATGTGGAAAAAATAAGTTATGGCTAAAAAACTCCCTAAAGGAGTAAGTTTAGTAAGAGAAAGTAAAATAAAGCAGTCTAAGAGTAATAAACATATCTCTTATAGTCAGCTTACCTCTTATGTAACTTGCCCTAAGCAATGGTATTTAACTTATGTTAAAAACCTTGCACCGTATAAACCTTCAATTCATGCAGTATTTGGTACAGCCATGCATGAGACTATTCAGACTTGGTTAGAGTTACTCTATAACGATACTGTAAAAAAATCTAATGAATTAGATCTAGCAGCATTGCTCACAGAGAATATGCAAAAAGCATATAAAGCTCAAAAAGCAATGTATAGCCATGAACACTTCTCAGATGCGAAAGAGATGGACTCTTTTCATAAAGACGGAGTTGCTATTTTAGAGTTTATTAAGAAAAGACGAGTTGTTTATTTTACAACTAAGAATACATACTTGGCTGGAATTGAAACTTTATTATACCAAGAGTTAAGACCGGGGGTATGTTTTAAAGGATTAATAGATATTGTTCTTTACGATGAAGTTTTAGATAAGTGGTTTATTATTGATTTAAAAACATCTACATCAGGATGGTCTGATTATGTGAAGAAAGATAATAAGAAGATAGCTCAAGTACTTCTATACAAAGAATTCTTTTCAAAACAATTTGATATAGATATCGATAAGATAGAAGTTGTGTACTACATCTTAAAAAGAAAGATTCCAATGGAAGCTGATTTTGCTTCTATGCAAAGAAGGGTACAGGAGTTTAAACCAGCATCCGGAAAGGTAAAAAGAGCTGAAGCAATTAGTATGATGGAAAAGTTTGTAGAAGATACTTTAGATAAAGATGGTAACTTTTACGATAAAGAGTATATAGCTACTCCTTCAGAAGATAGTTGTAGATTCTGTGTATTTAGAAATAATCCTATCTGCCCACAAGGGGTTTAGGTAGTTAGTATATATTTATATATGTATATAATAATATAAGTTATGAGTAATGGTTCAAAAAAACTAACAACAGTTCAGTTAGAAGAAAATCTTCTTCAAGAGTTTAAATTTACTTGCGTAAAGTATAAATTTTCTTTTCAAAAACTTGCTTCACGTGCAATTTTTCTTTATATTAATAATAAGGAGTTTAGAGATTTAATACATCAGCAAACAGACACAAAAGTAAAAGAACAATAATGCAAGAAAAAATCGGTTATTTAAAACAAGAAGAACGTAAAAAGATTTTACTTCTTTGTGATGACATCAGGGTACATTCAGGTGTCGGTACTATGGCAAAAGAAATTGTATTGGCAACAGCCCATAAGTACAATTGGGTAAATTTAGGAGCCGCTGTTAGGCATCAAGAAGAAGGAGTTATAATTGATCTTTCAGAAGATACTAATAAAGAGACAGGTTTAACAGATAGCTCTGTCCGAGTTATACCAAGTACAGGTTACGGAAATCCGGATAAAATTAGAAGTTTATTGAAAACAGAAAAACCGGATGCAATCTTTATCTTTACAGACCCTAGATACTGGGTATGGCTTTTTGATATGGAGAGAGAGATTAGATCCAAAATACCTATTTTCTACTTAAACATCTGGGACGATTATCCAGCACCTCTATACAATAGACCTTATTACGAATCTGTAGATTTGTTGATGGCTATTTCAAAGCAGACTAAACTTATCAACGAGTTAGTATTAGAAGATAAAGCTGCAGATAAAGTTATTAAGTATACTCCTCATGGAGTTAATGAAAAGTATTTCTTCCCTATTGATGAAAATTTCGAAGAGTTTAAACAATTCCAAGAGTTTAAGAAAGAAGTATTTAAAGGAAAAGATATACAGTACGTAGTTTTCTTCAACTCTAGAAATATTCATAGAAAGAAAGTAGAAGATTTAGTACTAGCTTATAGATTCTTCTGTGACAGTATTGGTAAAGAAGCTGCTAAAAAATGTGCCTTAGTTATGCATACTCAAGTAGTTGATGATAACGGAACAGACCTAGCAGCAGTAAAAGAAGCTCTATGCGATCCTGAATATGTAAACGTATTCTTTTCAGCAGATAGATTACATACTGCACAACTAAACCTACTTTACAATTTAGCAGACGTTACAGTACTTCCTTCTTCTAACGAAGGATGGGGATTATCTTTAACAGAGTCTATGATGGCTGGTACGATGATTATTGCTAATACCACAGGAGGTATGCAAGATCAAATGAGATTCTCTAAAGACGGTAAGTGGGTAGATTTTACTCCTGATTTTCCTTCTAATCATAGAGGAACTATCAAAGAGCATGGTGAATGGGCAGTACCTGTATTCCCTTCTACATTATCAGTAGTAGGATCACCAGCAACACCTTATATCTTTGACGATAGATGTAGTGCTGAAGATATAGCAAAAGCTATTGAACAGGTGTACAACTTGACACCAGAAGAAAGAAAAGCAAAAGGATTAAAAGGACGTGAATGGGTATTATCAGATGAAGCAATGATGTCAGCAGAAAATATGGGGAAAAACATATCAGCTGCAATGGAAGAAGCTTTTGAAAAGTTTGTACCTAGATCTAAGTATGATTTGATTAAATCAGAAAAAATTCCTACAAAATATATTAAACACAAATTAAGAGATTACACATATGAGTAAGCCATCGGTTGTAGTAAGCTGCCCGGTTGATACCTACAGCGGTTACGGAGCAAGATCAAGAGATTTTGTACAAGCTTTAATTGAGTTGAATAAATACGATGTACGTATATTATCACAACGTTGGGGTAACACAAGAGCAGGTTATTTAGATGATCATAAACGAGATGATTTATCTACTCTAATCATACCAGAATTAACAGCTCAGCCTGATATCTGGATTCAGATAACAGTACCTAATGAGTTTCAAAAAGTAGGTAAGTACAATATAGGAGTAACTGCTGGGATTGAAACTACTCTAGCAGCTCCTCAATGGATAATGGGATGTAATGTAATGGATTTAGTTCTTACATCTTCTAAACATTCTAAGACTGTATTTGATGAATCTCTATATGAGATGATAGATAGTAATACAGGAATGAAGCAGAAGATTTCCTTAGAGAAACCTTGTGAGATTCTATTTGAAGGAGCAGATACAGATAAGTACCGTCCGTTAGAGTTACCTGCTAAATTTAACCTAAAAGATATACCAGAAAACTTCTGCTTCTTAGTAGTAGGGCATTGGATGCATGGCGCTTTAGGTCATGATAGAAAGAATATAGGATTAACAGTTAAGTTATTCTTTGAAGCTTTTAAAAATAAACCAAACCCACCTGCATTAATTTTAAAAACAAACTCAGCAACAACTTCTATTCTAGATAGAGATGTTATTTTAAATAATATCGATAAAATCCGAAATGACGTAAAAGGTAATTTACCTAACGTATACGTAATACACGGAGAATTATCAGATGAAGAGATGAATGAGTTGTACAATAATGCTAAAGTTAAAGCTATGATTAGCTTAACAAAAGGTGAAGGTTTTGGAAGACCTTTATTAGAATTCAGCTTAGTAAATAAACCTATCATAGCCTCAGCTTGGTCAGGTCAAGCAGATTTCCTAGATAAAGAGTTATCTTTACTTATTGGAGGAGAGTTAAAACAATTACATAGATCCTCAGTAGTAAAAGACGTATTAATAGAAGAAAGTTCTTGGTTTTTCCCTTACGAAAATCATGCAGTTGCAGCAATGAAGGAACTTCACAAGAACTATGATAAATTTAGAGTAGATGCTAAGAAGTTAGGTTATAGAAATAGGAATAATTTCAACTACAGTAAGATGAAAGCGGAGTTAGATAACCTACTTACTAAATACGTACCTGAATTTCCTAAAAAGATAGAATTAGTTCTACCTAAATTAAATTTACCAAAACTAGAAAAAATAGACTAATATGGATAACTTAGTAACATGTAAGAGATGTGAAGGTAATGCTTGCTACGAACAGCATATCGACGATAACACTAAAACGTGGTTGTGTATGGCTTGCGGGTTTACAACATCAACAGTAATGATGAATGAAAGTAAAGCTGTTATTGACGCAATCGCTACTGCACCAGAACTTTACAAAGATTTAAAGTTTGTGGATAGTGATAACCGAGCTTGGCTTCCAGCCACTATCACTCTTCCAGAAAAAGGAATGGCATTTATCGATGGTGTTAATTCTAAAGAATGGGCTTGGGCTGGTGTTAAAGCAATTCCTTTAACAGAAGAAGAACTAAAAACCTTCCCAAAAGGACAAACCTTTAAGATGGATATGCAAAATGTAAAGCATTTTGGACAAAGGGATTTTATGGATGCATTAGAGTATATTGGATTCTTTCAATTAGTCTAGTATATGAAAATCAGTTATGCAATAACAGTTAAGGATGAGCTAGCCGAAATACAACGGTTAGTTCCTTTCTTACTGAAAAAGAAAAGACCTCAGGATGAGATTGTAGTTTTATATGATCAAGATAACGGAGACGAAGCAGTAACGGAGTTCTTAAAACCTTTCAATATTAAACCAAATGTACAGTTCTGGAGAGGGTTTGATTTTAACGGACATTTTGCTAATTGGAAGAATAAGTTAACAGATTACTGCGAAGGAGATTATATCTTTCAGATTGATGCAGATGAAATGCCAAATGAATCTCTAATTGACACTTTACCTGCTATCTTAGAACAATCAGGAGGAGTAGATGTAATCTTAGTACCTAGAGTAAACACAGTAGAGGGTTTAACAGAAGCTCATATTAAGAAGTGGGGTTGGAGAGTTGATGAAAAAGGATGGGTAAACTTCCCAGATTGTCAATGGCGTATTTACAGAAAAGATCCTTCTATTAGATGGGTTAATAAAGTACATGAGAGGTTAGAAGGATTTAAAACTTATGCTTGTTTACCGTTAGAGGAAGAATATAGTCTTTACCACCCTAAAGATATAGTTCGTCAAGAGAGACAAAATAGTTATTACGAAACTTTATAGTTATGAATATATACGTAGATATCGATGAAACGATATGTTATTACGAAGGAGAAAGAGAATATCAGTACGCAATCGGTATTCCTGAGAATATAGAAAAAATCAATAAACTTTACGACGAAGGAAATACTATTACGTACTGGACTGCAAGAGGGACAGTGCATAGAGACAGGATTCCGGAGTATGAAGATCTAACCCTCTATCAATTAAACGCATGGGGTGCAAAATTCCATCACCTAATTGTAGGAGAAAAACCTGCTTACGATTTAATTATCTGTGATAAAAGTAGGAGAATTGAAGAAATTTAGTTATATTAAGTATATGAAAAAGACTTACATCATTGCCGAGATTGGTATTAACCACAACGGTGACCTTAAAAACGCATTAAGACTTATTGATATTGCAGCCGCAGCAGGTTGTGATGCAGTTAAGTTTCAGAAAAGAAACCCAGACGTATGTGTACCAGAACATCAGAAGAATGTAATGAGAGATACTCCATGGGGTCAAATGACATATCTAGATTATAAGTACAAAGTAGAATTTGGATATCCAGAGTATAACGCTATTGCAGCTCATTGTGAAGCGCACGGTATTGAATGGTCTGCATCTCCTTGGGATATGGATTCTTTAGAGTTCTTAAAAGAGTATAATGTACCTTTTCTTAAGGTGCCGTCTGCTATGTTGACAAATGATGAATTGTTAGAAGGATGTGTAGCATCTGGTAAACGAGTTATCTTTTCAACAGGTATGTCTACGGTTGAAGAAATTGACCATGCCGTAGAAGTATTAAGAAATGCTAAAGCAAAGTACAACAATCCTCATCCAATTGGGTTATTACATTGTAACTCTACATACCCTGCTCCTATCAACGAGTTAAACTTATCAGGTATTAAAACTTTGATTGAAAAGTACCCTGATTTCGAAATCGGATATTCAGGTCATGAGTTTAGATTAGGAACAACAGTAGCATCTGTATACTTAGGAGCTTCTATTATCGAACGACATATTACATTAGATAGACAAATGTGGGGTTCTGATCATTTAGCATCGGTAGAACCACAAGGACTCTTTAAACTTGTAAGTGGTATTAGAGAATTAGAACAAGCTTATGGCGACGGTGTTATACAGGTTACCGAATCTGAAAAGCCTGTAAGAGCTAAATTGAGAGGTTAATGTTAAAAGTATCACAAAACGAAACTTATATTATAGCAGAGATTGGACAGAACCATAACGGGGATGTCCAAATTGCTAAGAAAATTATTGATCAGTTAGATAGATACCCTTACGATGAAATCACAGGTAACCGTTTAAATAAAGTAAACGGAATTAAACTTACTAAGAGAGATTTATCTGAAGAATTATCTGCTGAAGGTATGAGTAAACCTTATACCGGAAAACATTCCTTTGGTGCTACCTACGGCGAACATAGAGAGTTTTTAGAACTTAGTTATGAAGATCATGTTGAACTGGGTAACTATATTAAGAGCAAAGGTTTTGACCTTGTAGAGACATTATGCTCAGTTAAGACTTTACAACTGTTAGATATGGTTGAAGTTGATAAGATTAAAGTAGCTTCTAGAGACCTTACAAACATCCCTTTACTTAAAGCGTTAGCAAAGAGACCAGAACCGGTTATACTTTCTACAGGAATGGCTGATATGATGGATTTGGTTCATGCTACTACCGTATTTGAATCAGAAGGAAAAAAGAATTATTCAATTCTACACTGTCTGTCTCAGTACCCAGCAGAGTATGAGAAAGTTAACCTAAACACAATACCGTACTTACAAGGTAAATTCGGCAGTATCGAGATTGGGTATTCAGATCATAGTTTAGGAACTCATATACCTGTAGCTGCTGTTGCTTTAGGAGCAAAGATTATTGAAAAGCACGTTACATTAGACCGTAATATGAAAGGAACTGATCATGCTGGTTCAGCAGATATAGAAACCTTTTTTGAAATGGTTCATGATATCAGAACATTAGATTTGTCTTTTGGAGTTTATGATATTGTAAGAGATCCTGTAGTAGAAAGTGCTAAGAATAAGTTAGAAAGATCCTTAGCTTTAAAAGTAGATAAACTAAAAGGTGAAATTATTAGAGAAGAGGATTTACATATGATTAGCCCAGGTGACGGATTAAAATGGCAACACCGTCATATGTTTGTAGGTAAACCGGCTTCACAAAACTATAAAGCAAATACACTACTAAGTTAATGCAATACTTAATTGATGAAAATTTTAACTACGACAACTACTCTGGAAGTTCTCTTCTAATTGTAGGCGGCGGTCCTTCCACAAATGAAGTTAAGTGGGAGAATATTAAGACAGATTATATCTGGACTTGTAATGATTTTTATCTTAATGAAAGAACTCTAAATACTAAGTTTGATTTAGTAGCGCTAGGTAATTTAGTTAACTTTAAGAATGAAGACTTATTAAAGTATTTAACTGTAAATGATGAGTGTAAAATCTTATTTGAATTAGAGTACCTGTATGACAAGACCCTTACAGAGAACCAAGCATTCTTGGAGAGATTTAAAGGAAGGTACTACTTCGGACGCAATGATAAGGAGTATGTGGGGTTAATAGGTCCTCCAGGACGCTTAATGTTACTAGCAGCTAATATAGGGATCTCAGATATATACTACGTAGGTATTGATGGATTTGATCCTGATATGAAAAATAGACATGCTTTCACAAAAGAACCAGGATTAAGAGAAGGAGCAGTTAAGAATAAGTACGAAATGTACTATGACGGAATTACAGGATTTTTAACTAGAATAAATAGAGATTTTAAATACACAACTTTTTACAATCTAGGAGAAATGGCTCAATCGCATAATATCCCTAGCTTTGTATCTAAAGATATAAACCCATTACCGGAAAATATAAAACAACTGTTATGAAAGATATAAAAGACGTCGCAATTATTGTACAGTCAAGACTTAATAGTCAGAGAGTACCTCAAAAGATGATTAGACCATTTGCAGGTACTTCCTTATTTGATTTAGTTTTAGACAAGTTACTTAAATCTACAGTTATACCTCGAAACAATATTATAGCTTCGGTACATGAATCAGAACTAGCACAGATTGCTTCTAATAAAGGTATTTACGTATTTCCTAGAAGTTATGAGTCTGCTAACAACGATAACAGTCTACAAACCATTTACGAATGGCATAATAAGTTACCAATCCCATACAAGTACGTTATCATAGTATCAGGATGTAACCCTTTACTGACAGTAGAAACTATTGATAAGTTTGTTACTCAATTCTTAACCCAAGAAGAGGAGAATCTCTTTGCAGTTATTGAAAAGAAACAGTACTACTGGAATAAAGAAGGTGCACTTGTAACACCTTGGCCTGAAGGTCAGACCATAATGAATACTAAAGCAGTAGAACCTACTTACGAAGCTGCCCATGTTTTATATGCTTCAAAAATGGATCTAATTGCAGAAGATAGATTTATGGGGGACTTTCAAGCTGAAGGTGGTATTAAGTTAATGACAATGCCAGAACTAGAAGCTTTTGATATTGACTACGAATGGCAATTTACAGTAGGAGAATTACTATACAACCAGTTTAAGAAATGAGAGTAGCTTTACTGTTGCAAGGACAGTATCGAAATGCTAAAGAATGCTTTCCTTCTATAAAAGAACATATACTAGACGTTTACCAACCTGATATTTTTATTAGCTCTTGGCATAACCCCGGTACAATCATCAATAGTGTTAATCTAGCTACTCAAGGCCCTCCTGATGATTCTTCAATATCGGATATTATTGAAATGTACAACCCTGCATCTTTCTTATTGGAAGATTATAGCAGAACTGTAAAAGATCTTTTCACCAGGAGACAGCAAGAAATTGAAAACACAATACCTATTAATGAATTAAACTTTCAGAGACCATGGGTTAATTTATTCAATATAGAAGGAATGTGGTATAAAGTCTACACTGCTAACCAGTTAAAAAAAGAGTATGAAAAGTTACATGAATTCAAATACGACCTTGTTATAAAAAGTAGATTTGATTTACAGTTTTTAGATGAGTTTAAAGTTCCGGAATACACTGATAATGATATTATAATACCAAAGGGATTTGGCTTCGGCGGTTACTGTGATTTACTAGCAGCCGGCTCGTCTAAGGCGATGGATTATTACTGTGATATATACCACTACATGCAACAATATTTTACAGTTGAAAGATTTTCTAATATAGGTCCAGAGAATATTATGAAAAAACATCTGGAAGATTTTAATGTAATTCTTCCTGAGTATCGAATTAAATTTCGTAACTTTATCATCACCGAAAGAGGATAATATGCACATAAAAACCCCAGACTTACGTAAAGATATTAGAAACCTTGAAGATTCTCTCAAAAGAATCGAAGCTATTAAAGATGCTTATAAAGGTGAAACAGCTTATTTGGTAACATGTGGACCTACATTAACTTCTCATGATAGAGAAGAGTTGTTGTCTAAGTTAGAAGGTAAGTTAGTTATTGCCTGTAAGCAGGCTTATGAATATGTTAAAGAAGTAACTGATTTCCATCTAGTTTCTGTCTACAACTACCAACCTTATTCTTATTATTCTGAAGATACTATAAGACACTGGCAGCTAACTGCTATGAATATACAAGGGGAGTTAGACAGGATAGAAAGCTGGGATCAGCGTATAGATTTAGCAATACCGGTTTACTCAACCCCTTGGGTTCAGAAGAATCAATCAACAGCTTATACTAGAAATTTTGATAACTGGAAATTATACAACGAAGGAAAGTTAATATGGGGACCTGGTATAATGTATGAATCTGGCTTTCCATTAGCATTACATTTAGGATGTACAGAAATAGTAACAATTGGGTGGGATATTGGCGACCTAAGTAAGTACCCTTCCAAGAATTTAATGGCAGTAGACCCTAATTGGTTGGACCAACATGCTAAATCTTTATACAAAGAAGGAGTAGTTGGCGGCGGACCAGAATACGAAGAACTTTTAAATACCGTAGAATGTACGGAAAGTATGTATGATTGGTTCTTGGAGAATCAAATTAAAGTTCGTATCTTATCAGAATCAAACCCAGCCGATAAAAGGTTTGAAAGAATTACTTTAGCTCAGTTATGATATTATTCCAGATGCACATAATGTGGTATGAATCCGAAATGGTTAATGAAACCTTAGATTCAATCCAAGCTGCTTTAGATCAAGCATCTCAATCAGATGTACAATTAAAATTCTGTATAAACAAGCAGACTTATTTAGAGAAACCTGAAGTAGGTACTGTTGACGAAATGGTCGATAAATTCATAAGCCATCCTTTACTTAAGAAAGCAGAAGTTTACTACAAAGACGATAGCCACTCTTTTTATAATATCGCAGATTGGAGAAGAGAGACTTACGATCAAGATGCTAAGTATGTAGTTTGGGGAGAGTCTGACACATTACTACCAGTTGATTTCTTTTACATACTACAGCAATTAGTTATAGAGGGTCCGCATTTAGTGACATTTGCTTCTAGACCGATGTGGGATAATAGTTGGGATATAGTGACTCATAAAAACTTACAAGGATATAGTAAACCGTGTCAATGCGGTACAACTCATAGAGAAGATTGTATTGAGTTATTAAAGTCGCCTTTCAAATACAAAGATGTTATAACACAAGATCAACTAAATGCTTTTAACCAGCAGAGTGATATAGAGTTACAGCAAGTTCCGTTAAAAATAGATGGATCTCTTTTATGTATTTCTCAAGGAGTTCCTTATCCTTGGATACCTGCTGATATGCATTTTGTACGAGAAGATACTTGTGCAGAGCATTTTTTTAAAGCCAAACTAATCCCGCAGATATGTGTAACAACTAGACTTAAGGGACATAACTACTGGCATCCAAAAAAGAGAGTTAATACTTCGGCTACCCGTAATGACGACCTCTTTAAGATCTACGCAAAAAAGAGTGAAGAAGCAATGATGACGTTTTTAAAACAAGTATATGAATCTAGTAACAATATATAGAATAAGTGATTACAGTAACGCAGAAAAAGTAAAACCTTCTTATGCAAGTAAGGAGAACTGCTTGAGAGTCTATGTTAGAGAATTCACAAATAAGAACCTTGTAGTACTTTGTGATAACGTCTCTAAAGAAACATACGAAATGGTTCAGAAGTATGTAAATCCTCAAAACATATACTTAACGAATAACGGTAACACCGGATCATTTTTAGCTAGCTGGCAATTAGCTCACACTATTATAAAGGACGGATGTCCAGAAGACACAGTCTTTTACTTTTTAGAAGATGATTATATTCATAGAACAGGTGCACGTAGTATTCTACTAGAAGCATTTGAAGACTTGAAAGCAGATTATGTTACCTTATATGATCATCCAGACAAGTACCAGGATACAAAAGATCCTAGATACACTTGGGGACATGGTTTAGTTGATGTTGATGAAAACGGTGTAAGGAAGCCTGGAGTGATTTACGGTAGAGGTATAGAAAGTAAAATTTACGTAAGTAAGTCTACACACTGGAGAACGGTTGGGAGTACTACTATGACATGGGCTACTACTGCTAAGAATGTTCAAGAAGACTATGATGAAATTTTTGCATTACATAACGGTAAGCCTTTACCGATGGGTGGCGTCACATTTAATTTACTAAAAGCAAAAGGAAAGGAATTACTAAGCCCAATCCCTAGCTACTCGGCTCATGCTGAAGAAAAATGGTTACCTTATTTTATTAACTGGGAACAAGAAGCAACTTTATGATAACACACTGTATTAGTACTTACAACAATTTACCTTATTTGAAATTAGCAGTAGAGTCTGTTCGAAAGAACAGTTACTATAAAGATGCTCCTTTTATTATACATGCAGAAAAATGTACTGATGGGACTAATGAATGGTTACTTGAGAATAAAGATAAATACAACCTAACAGTTTATATAGAAGATTTAAACCCTTCCGGATTAGGTCAAGGAATGAATTTTATCGCTGAGAAATGCGAAACAGAGTATATTAACTTTTTACATTCAGACTTCTACGTTACAGAAAATTGGGATTTAGAGTTACTTAAGGTACATGAAAATAATCCTGGTAAGAAGTTATGGGTTAATTCTTTTAGAATAGAACCTAATATGTTTAACTCTCCAACTCGCTGGGGGACATTACTGGTTAATCCATCAGACTTTGGTGGTTACGCAAACGATTTTGATAAAGAAAGATTAGAAGAGTATGCTAAAGAATTTAGCCTATTGAATGATTTTCAGATACCAAAAGGAGAAGGAGTTTCAGGTTTAGTTAAGAAAACAGTTTGGGATGAAGTAGGAGGAAATGATCCTCTATTTGCACCTACAAGCTGGGATGATATGGATTTATTTCTACGAATGTTACAGGCAGGTGTCGAGTTTGTGATGCCTTCTAAATCTGTTGTTTGGCATTTCGGAGCTAGAGGTAGTCATAGGTTAGAGGAGAATGGAGGTCAATCTTCTGAAAGACAGAAAAAAGCAGAAGCAGAAAATATAAGAAAATTTTACAGTAAGTGGGGTGGATTACCTACCTTTGATACTTACGGAATGATAAATGGAATTAAATAATGGAGAAAATAACATTTTGTATACCGAGTAAAAGTAACTTGAGATACTTAAAGACATGTATACCTTCTATTAGAAAGAATGCTTTTAGAAAAGACCATGAAATTGTAGTATTTGTAGATTCAGATAACGACGGAACAGTAAAATGGTTATCCGAAAATGCTGACAAATATAACGTTACGTACTATGTTAATCCAAAGTTAGGTAAAGAACTTTTTGGAATAGGTAAAGCATACGACTACTGTATAGAACAAAGCACTACAGATATCTTTATGATATTTCACGCTGATATGATGCTAGGTAAAGACGCAGATTTAAAAGCTTGGGAGCATTTAGCTGAGAAGACTGTAGTATGTTCTACTAGAATAGAACCACCTTTACATCCTAATGGAGGAGAAAAGATTTTAATCGACTTTGGTATCTGGCCTGAAGAGTTTAAAGAAGAAGCGTTTAATGCTTTTGTAGAAAGAGAGATGCAGACTTCTAAGGTAACAGAAGGTATCTTTGCTCCATGGATGATGTATAAGAAAGACTTTGAAAAGTTAGGGGGACATGACCCTATTTTAAAATCAGCTAGAGAAGATTCTGATATCTTTAATAGAATGATGTTAGCAGGTTTTACGTTTAAACAACCTTGGTCTAGTTTAGTTTACCATTTGACAGGAAGAGGAGGACAATTCCAGCACGGTAAAGTAGGAGAAGCTAAAGATGAAGAATGGCAAACACTAATGAATAACTCTACTAGAGAGTTTATTCGTAAATGGGGTTCTACCGTTAAACACTCGTCTCTAATGAAGCCAATTGTAAGTCCTAAGTACTTAATAGGAATAGCAGTTAAACATTGTAATTTACAGTTATTAGATGCTTTAGAACCTTGGTGTGATAGAATTTATATAGATGATGAGATGGGAGTTTTACTTGCATCTTATTACGAATATGAACACAAACGAACAGCTTACGATTTACATAAAAGAGTAATGACATTAGGCTATCAGAATCCTCATGAATACGAAGATGTTGTTATTGAGGTAGATGGTAAAGCTTTTTCTAATGAAGACTTTCAACTAATACAACTACTTCCAGATATTCTTAAAGAACAAGGACAGCCAGGTAAGTTTAAACTTGGTAATCTAATAATAACAGTTCATAGATTAACAGAAGTACAGGACGGATTAATCTACATCTAAAACACCCGCTATTTATTTACATAGAAAATACTAATATGGATTTAACAAAACACATAAAAGCCGTAATTGGCGAAGCAGCAAAAGTTAATTTTGCTAACCACTCTTTTTTACTTAAAGTTGATGTAAATGATGACCCACAAAAGAAGGGTATCAAAGTACAGTTTCTACCTACTCAATTCGGTGCAATGACTCCTACAGAGCAAAATGATATTGCAATTGAATTAGAAAAGCGACTAGAAGTAGGTTTAGATGAATATGGGATGAAGGTTGAAAGAGACCGTAATTTAAAAGACAAGACCATTATAGGATTCTTTATCTATATCGAATATATCGATAAGATTGTTAGACAAGCTCTATCAGGTCAAAACCCAAGTGCATCATCAGCTGAACCTGAAGCATCTCCTGAAGAGAAGCCACTTGCGTAAAATCACGTAAAAAGTTACTTTAAATTGATATTGTATGAATGAGAAAAACTACATAAGGTCAGTTTTAAAGTCCTTCTTAGAAGTAAAGTATAGAATAGGTAAAAAAGAAGCAGATAAGAGGTATATGAATAAGAAACTATTTATTGAAACTCTGACTATACTGAGAGAGATAGAAGATAGAAGGGATTTCATGGAAGAAGAGATAGGGCTTGACCCTACTGTATATGAAGAGAAGTTTATTCAAGTTATTGAAAATCTCTTTAAGATGATTTTTAGTAAACAACAGCTAGCATTAATACAGTTATATCTGTATCAGTTAGTTGGTGATAAAGATTGGGATGGTACAATTACGTTGACCTTTGAAGGCAAACAGTCGACAGTTAATTTTAGCACTCCAGAGGAGGTTTGGGATGTAGTAGAGAAAGTTAAATAACTTCTTTATCTAGAGATAATGGAGTTGTATGCTCTCTTTGTTTTCTAACAAGATTAGATGAAGTGGTTTTAGATATAATAAAACCGAAAGAAGAGCAGACGAAACAGATAGATATTATTAAGTTTAACATATTATAATTATTTTAATATAACTATCAAGAAAAAACCAATAAACATTAAAAAAATATAAGATTCTAAAGACCTTAATACAAGTTCTGTAAATTTTAATAAAAATGATTTCCCTAGATTTAAAAAAATATAAATCACTAGAACACGCCTTAAAGGTGTATAAGCAAAAACATAACAAATTAGGTATCGTTAAAGAGTTAAGAGACCGTCAAGAATTTGTTAAACCTTCAGTTAAGAAGAGAGACCAAAAGTTGAAAGCAATCTACATTCAACAAAAATTCGGAAACTAGCTTCCGGAAAAATTTATTAAATCTTTTTGTATAAAAGTTGCATATGAACTATTTTGTTCGTAACTTTATGCAAATTAAAAATTAAACGGTTATATTATGAACACAAATTTTGAAATGATCCCTTGCAGTAAGTGTAATTCCCCAATGCCTAAACTTAGGTTAGATAAGTACGGGTATAGATATTGCGTTAACTGTTCTACAGAAAAACCATTATTAGCTCGAACAGTTACTTACGGTACTGGAGAAGAGATCTACACAGATGTAGAAATCATCACACAAGAACAAGCTAATAGAATTCTAGAATTAGAAGCACAAGCTGCTGGAAGAAAAGCTATACCGTTAGAAGTATTAGATTTCGATACAGTAGAAGCTGAACTTTCATCTTCAGCAACTCCAATCATTAATCGTCTTATCGATAATGAAGAATTAGATGATCAGTCGCAATATGTATATGATGCAGACTATGATGATATCGAAGAAGAGGAGGAAGAAGAAGAAGATATTTTAGATGATTAATTATGGCAAGACCTTCTAAAATTTTACTAAAAGAGGATATACTCCGAGCATTAAAAATGACTCGTTCTAATAGAGCAGCCGCTCGTTATCTTCATGTATCTTACAACCACTATAAAAAGTATGCTAAGATGTATAAAGACGAAGAGACTGGACTACCTCTACTAGAAGTTCATAAAAATCAAGCAGGAGTAGGTATACCTAAGTTTTTAAGTAATACAGGAAAGGAACCTCCTTTAATGGACTTGATAGAAGGACGTATCCCAGTTGAACATTTTGATCCTAAGAAAATTAAGCAGAGAATTATATTTGAAGCTTTAATAGAAGAGAAATGTAATAAGTGTGGATTTAATGAAAGAAGAGTTTTAGATTTAAAGATACCTCTTATACTAAACCATAAAGACGGAAACTTAAAGAACTTTCATTTAGACAACTTAGAATTTCTTTGCTATAACTGTTCATTCTTATATGCTGCTTCTCCTATAACAGATCAACAAGTAGATCAGATGGAAGATTACTTAGATAAGAAAGGAGAGGAATTCACTTGGGAGTTAGACGAACATCATATTCAGCATCTAAAGGAATTAGGGTTGTACGATAAAGACGATGACAAACCTATTGGCCATGAATTTATTACTAGACTATGAGTAAAGAACCTAAAAAACCAGTAAAACCGAAACTAAAAGGTAAACGTCCAAAATCCATGGAAAGGAAAGTAGCTGACGATTTAGTTAAGCTTCATGAACGTAATGAAAAGCTCCGAGAAAAGAATATCAATACGGACTTTTTTAAGCTATTTTAGTGGCTTTTTTGCAGTAATTTTTCTATTTTTAACGTAAACATTAAGAGTATGCTATACAAATTTAATAAAAACAGCCTTATGTTCGAAAAGATCAACCGATTTAAGTTGATGATTCGCCCAGTCTTTTTAACTTTTTTTGTAGCTTCATTACTTAGCTTAGCAGTTAAGAAAGAAGTAACAATTCCAGAAGAACAGAAGTTAATTGTACTAAAAGAGTATAATAGTTTCTCTGAAGCTAAACTTGTAGAGAAGATCGCAAGTTTAAATTTTAAATTCCCACACATAGTATTAGCTCAGGCTAAGTTAGAATCTAATAACTACAGATCGTTTTTATTTAAGCAGAATAATAACCTGTTTGGAATGAAAGAACCAGCTGTTAGACTTAATTTAGCTACTGGTACAGAGCATGGATATGCAGTTTACAATACATGGTCTGAATCTGTAATGGATTATGCTTTATATTGTGCGACTTATTTAAAAGATATAAACACAGAAAGAGAATACTACCAGTATCTTTCTCAATATTACGCAGAAGATACTTCCTACGTAAATAAGATTAAAGGTATTATTAATGAACAAAATTTAAAACCTAAATTCAACTAAAATGTTTTCTTTTTTAAAACGGTTATTTGTAAAAACACCAGTCTTCGCAGAGAACGAAGAGTATGTGTACAGTATTGTTGCTAAGTTATTAATGCGTAAAGACACAATCTGTCATGGAGCACCTCTTTCACATAGATATTATTTGGAGAATGAAAAACTACATTACTACGTAAGAATCTCAGACTTTGAAGTAGCTATCACAAATACTAAGTTTAACTACAACGTAGTAACTTCGTCTAAATTCTCAGAACATTTAATTAGACTTGTTACAGAACATATCGAAGAAGAGAGAGAACAGTTTGATAAAAAAGCGTTTCAAAACGAAGTAGAGCTTTTAAAGAATATAGAAAAATCCATCGTATAAAAGTTACATAATGATAAATTTGACATTTAAGGATCGAGAAGAGTTTGAAAGATTGTTTACACCTAATAACGGAGAGTTAGTAGAGCAAATGTCAAACACAATTAGGGAGGCATCAGAAGCAAATAAGAATAATGCTGAGATTTTTTTAATTAGTTTTGATGACTCTGATTACAGTTACGAAGTTACAATTGCAAAAAAAGAATGGCCAACTGTTTTACAGCAATGTTTAGAGTACTATCATAAAAATGAAATGTCAGATGAATGTATAGATGTCTGGCAGTTAATGGATAAGATTAAAAAAGAGCTTTAGTGAGAGTTGTACATACGTTCATATTGCAGAAAGGTAGAAGTTTAGGTAGAGAGTATTTTTATAACATGACGTTAAGTGCTCTCTTAGCTAAACAAACTTACGGTAATATACACCTGTACACAGATAAGGAAAGTTTCAAGACCATTAAAGATCTTGAAATACCGTACGACTCAGTTAACACAGATATACTAGCAACTTACGAATACGACACATTTAGTGTAGCAAAGTTAAAAGTATATCAAGCTCAAAACGAAGAGTTTATTCATATAGACAATGACACGTTTCTATTTGAAAGATTGACACTACCTAAGAAACCTGGTATTATCTTTTCACACAAAGAATCATTCACTCCAGATTCTTTATATGAATTATTACAATATAGTACAGCTTACTTAGAAGGGTTACAAGAATTACAGCAGCATATTCCGGCAGAGTTTCTACATTACAATGCTCAACATATACCAAACATGAATATTGTAGTAGGTAGAAATTTACCGACAATTAAAAGAGCAGCTCAAACAACACTAGCATTATATAGAGCTTATAAGTCTATTTTTGATGCTCATTATAACCGAGCATGTCTATTAGAGCAATACTTATTCACGCAGTGGATATTAACATTTGACAAGAGCTTTAAAGAGTACCTTGAATTCGGTACTTGTTTCATAAGCTACGATCATCCGCTAATATGTAACGAAGGAGGGCATATAGATGAAAGCTATCCAATTACTTTTCAAGTAGCACATCCAAAAGAGAAGATGACTATTAAGAATAGAACAGATTTAAAGAATCTTATAGGGTACGATTATAACGGATGGACTCACTTAAATGGATATAAGAATGCTTTTCCGTTTGTATTCCTTACACTGTCTTATCTACATACTAGATTTGGACGTGAATATGTAGAAAGAGTTTGGACTCTAATTAACCCTAAAGAGACTTATAGATGTCCTGGGGAATTAGCTTACCAAGAAGAATACGGAAAAATAATTTAACTTAAAGTTGTCTAGTAAATATATTCTTCATATATTAAATTATAAATTAAAAACAAATACAGTTATGAATTACACACAAAAGATCTCAAAGATCGCAAGCAAACGCCGTAACGGTGACGTTCCTCGTATTAGCGAAGTATTAGACAATACTTACAGCACTTCTCACATTACTAATGTATTGAATGGTGCTCGTTTTAACGACCGTATCGTTAATGCAGCTTATCGCTTGTTGTATCGTAGAGAAAGCAACGCTACAAAGTTAAGCAAATTAACTACGCAGATCGCTGCAGCCAAGTAGGCGTTTTTAGGTAGCAATTAGCTGCTAGATTGAATAAAGAGGCCTCCTTTTAGGAGGTCTTTTTTTTATTCTTTCCGGAAAAATAACTAACAAAGTAGTGGCTTTTCTGAATCCTTTTTCGTAATTTAAGGTACATTAAAAAATAAAGGTTATGATGAATAAGTTAAGCAGTAAAAAAGTAAGAGAGATCGAAGAAGAATTCGGAGAGTTTGAAATCGGTCAAGTGATGGGCGGAAGTAATAGTGTTTACCTTCGCTTTGGTTACTGGGGTAGAGTTAATACCGAGAAGCTTCAAAGCATCTTAGGAGGTGGCTTTACGGTAGTTGAAGATGATGACTATGATGATGATTGTGGTTGGTTATATTCATACAAATTAAAATAAGGTTATGTCAGAAAAAAGAGGACTTACAGTCAAGATTGAGTACCCATTCAATACTGCAGGAGTATTAGAATGCTACTATCCAGATTCAGATACCTGGTACAGAACAACAGCTTCGGAGTTTAGATCTTTTGACGGAAAAAGACGTATTACTCAGCCGGAATATATTTCCAGAGCTAATACGAATATTCCAATGGTTACGGAAGAGTACTTTGGACCAGTATTTCACCTACACACTAATAATGTGGTTGAAAGTAAAGGAATCAATATGATTGTAGGAGGCACAAAATGGCATGAAATCTACAATCCTCCTTCCGGAAAAAAGCAGAAAAAAAAGTCAGCCAAATAGTTGCTTTTTAGTAACTAAGTTCGTATCTTAAGGTATAATAAGAAATCAATTAAACAATTTAAAAATAAAGGTTATGATGCAAACATTTAGCAAATCCCTAGACACATTTATGACGAAAGAAGACCTTAATAAGGTATGTCCATTAGCTTTCGCTTCAACTCCTACTAACCCGAACGTAAGTGGTAAGTATTTACATGTCAATACTGAGACTATTATTGACGACTTAGCTAAGTTGAACTGGTTCCCAGTTACAGCTTCTCAAAGAAAAGCTCGTAAAGGTAACACTAATACGATCTTCTCTAAGCATATGATCTCTTTTCAAAACCCTGACATTATGATCAAGGGTGCTGACGGAGACGATGCTTTCCCTCGAATCATCTTGACTAACTCTCACGATGGTTTTAATTCATTCCAGTTTGCTGTCGGTATTTTCCGATTAGTATGCTCTAACGGATTAGTAGTTGCTGATGAGCAATTCTCTGACTTCCGTATTCGTCACTCAGGTTATACTTTTGAAGAGTTACGTGGGGTAGTTACTAAAGCAGTTAACGACTTACCTAACAAAGTAGAAGTTCTTAATCAAATGAAGAACCGTATCTTAACTGATGAAGAGAAGATGAAGTTAGCTTTAGACGCTATGTTGTTACGTTCTGCTAAGCTTCCAGAAGGAACTAAGATAGGATACGATGACGAAACACTTCGTGATATCTTAGAACCAAAACGTCAAGCTGACAAAGGAGACGATCTTTGGAGAGTATTTAATACAATCCAAGAGAAAGTAACTCAAGGAGGCTTTAGCGCAGCTACAGGTGCTTCTATGAAAGTACGTAAAGTTCGTAAGATTAAATCTTTCGAGAAAGACTTGAAAGTTAATAAGGAATTGTTTAAACTAGCAACAGCCTTAATCTAATGCATGAGTTAGTACATATAGCTGGACTGTGTGGAGAGAAGCACGTGAGTGTTATTTCTCTCCTATCAGACCCCGGCCTATTAATTGAAGTAATGAACTATTTAAAGAATCAGTTATGGAGAATGAACTACTATTCTGGAAAGATGGTGATTATGCTGCACAAGGTGGCTACTTTGTTAGGAATAATTTAAAAGAATTTGTTAACAAGCTAATCGAAGCCGGAGAAGAACCGGTAGGTATTAAGCTAGATTTAGAGAGCTTTAATTTAGAAGTTCTTGTAAAAGTAAAAGAGTAATATATGGTATATTGGTTCACTGGACAACCAGGAGCGGGTAAGACAACATTAGCTTATATGCTAGCTGTTCATTTATTTCCTAAAGCGATTAATATCGACGGAGATGATATAAGAGAATTATTTGATAATAAAGACTATTCAGAAGCCGGAAGAAGAAAGAATATAGAGCTAGCTCAGAATATGGCTCTCTTCCTACATAAGAAAGGCTTTAATGTTTTTGTATCGTTAGTATCACCCTATAGAGACCAGAGAGAAAGTTTCAAAGAGAAGCTAGGAGACGGTATAGTAGAATTCTACGTACATGCCTTTGAAGATAGAGGACGTACTCAGTACCATGTAGCAAACTATGAACCTCCTGTAGAGAACTTTATCGATATTGATACAACAAACGAAACTCCTTTTGATTCCTATATGAAAATAAGAAAAGAGTTGGAAGTTGTCAAATAAATTCGTATAATACTATATGAGTACAAAATATTTAGCAACAGCAGCATTTCAATCTTCCTCTAACGACGTTAAGTATTCGATGTTTATTGGAAGATGGCAACCTTGGCATGCCGGACATCGTTGGTTAATTGACCAGAGGTTAAAAGAAGGTAAGAGAGTTTTATTAGCAATTAGAGATGTAGAACCAGATGAAAGGAATCCATGGACTCCTCAAGAGGTTTTGAGAAATCTTACAAACGAATTGCTAGATTTAATTCATACAGGTAAGTTGAAGATTATAATCATTCCAGATATTGAATCTATCAATATAGGTAGAGGAGTTGGATATGATGTTATCGAACACGTACCACCAGACGATATTAGAGACATATCAGCAACTGGTATCCGTAATCAAATGAAAGAAGAGGGTAAGTTATGATAGTACAAAGGAAACGTCACATAGCTAAAACCATAAGCTACAGGATAATAAGTACCGTAATTGGTTTCTTGTTAATGTGGCTTATCAGCGGTTCTGTAAAAGTAGGAGCAGCCTTTGGCGTAGCAGAATTAATTTACAAACCCATTCAGTACTACATACACGAACGTATATGGTATAGATGGATTAAGTATGGTTTAAAAAAAGATAATATATGATATACCTAATATCCTTTATAGTAGCAATCGCATTTCTATATACACTAGTAGGCTGGAAGAATATCTTCGATAGGTACCAAATGTACTTATCTAAAGAATACTGGACAGATTATAATACAATTGAACTAACTGCATGGTTAGCTAAGGCTATCATTATCATACCAGGACTTATATTTGGTATTGAGTTATGGTACTTTCACGTTCTTACATTAGCTACGTCTTCTTTATTGATATGGGCTAGTATGAGAAAAAGCTTACCTACTCTAATTCTCTTTAATACAATCTGGATCTGTATATCGTTGACGATTATATTGAGACATTTATTGGCATAAGATGAATATGAAAGAGATTATCTCTGCTTGGATCACTAAAGTTAATCCAAAAGAAAGCCAAAAGAATTTGGCTAAAGAACGTTATGAGATATGTGAGCAATGTTCTAAAAGAGAAACTCTATTCAATAACCATAAATGGTCTGAGTATTGCGGAGAGTGTAGCTGTTTGCTAGAAGGTAAAATCTTCAGTCGTTTGTACGATGCATGTCCTTTACATAAATGGAAACCGGTAGAAGATAAGTACCTAAGTGAAAGCTCAAAGATTAAGCAAGATAAAACTTTAATATGATACAAGGTTTAATTCAGATAGATAATTTTTTAGAAGATGTATGGGCTATAAGAGATCAAGCTTTAGAGTTGAATTATACACCTTCCTTTGAAGAACAAGGTTGGAAAGGGCATAGATGTTTAGAACGAAACGAACTTACCTTAAAGGTAACTGAACTTGTAAAATCTGAATTAAGCAAAAGAGATCCTAAATTTGCTACAGCAAACTATGATTGCTACTTTCATTACACGTTAGAAGATACTACAAAAGAAAAAGGTTATAATAAAAACCGCATACATAAAGACCGTAAAAAAGATTACGCAGGAGTTATATATCTCGCTCCACACCAAGTACCTGATTCTGGAACTTCTTTCTACGATGATAACTACATTCAAGTAGGAGAGGTTGAAAATGTCTTTAACCGTTTTGTATGTTACCCCGCTAATATTAACCATGCAGTTCAAGAGCCGTTTGGTACTTCCATAAAAGATGGTAGACTTACATTTACAGTCTTTATCGAATTTAAACAAAAGCAAGCTAAAACACTTATATGAGAGAAGTAAGAGAGTATAAAATTAGCGACACCCTTTCAATTTATAAGACTAAGTTTGATTGGCAGTATAGTCAAGAAGATATTATCTATAGAGTAAATCAGAACAACTGGTTACTAGGTAGTACAGATTTCAATACAACAGAAATTAAAGTACATAGTGAGGAGATTGATTATATTATCAACTACGGTATGACAGTTGCTATGAAACTCTCTGGGATTGAGAGCTTGAAAGGACAGGCATTTGCGGGTAAGACCTGGAGTTATATTCAAGATAAGAACTCTAAAGATCCTCAAAATGCTTTTCATGTACATACTGCTGCTATTAACTACCCAGACACTAGAGTAAATGCTCCTATCCTTACAGACTGGACTTACTGCTTCTATGTACAAGTTCCAGATGACTTACAAGGAAACGAAGGTACGCTCTTACTTAAAGATAAAGACGGCAAAGTTTATGCAACAAAACCAGAAGAAGGAGATTTTATATTTTTTAAAGGAGATGTAGAACATAAACCAAACTTATCGCCAAATTCAGAAGGAACCAGAATAGCTATTTGTTCTAATATTAGCTTTAATATAACAGAGTTGAAAAAATGATAATATACGATAGCTTATTCCCAAAAGAGTTTTGTGAGTCTATGATTTACGAAGGGAAGTATGCTGTTGAAAGTTCTGACGGAAACTATTATAGATTTACATACCCACCTTACAAGTTTGCTATAGATGTAGAAAACTTTTTAATAGGAATGGGCTTAAAAAGCCAATGTGATGTAATGTACTTTAGTAAAAGAACTAAAGGAGATAGAACAACTTACACACAGTTTAACAATCCAGACTACTCGATTCTTGTGTACTTCATAAACGATAACTATACAGGAGGAGAGCTTCAATATAAAGAAGCAACTGTGAAGCCGTTTCCGAATACAGGAATTTATTTCGATTCCGGAATAGATGTAGATTTTAAACCTATTTTAGAAGGTACTCAATACCTTTTAATTAGTTACTTTAGAAGCAACTTGATTAAGTATACGAAAAGCATTATATAAGTCTAGCGGAAGTCTTCTAGCTAGATATTTATTTATAAACGAATTAATTTAAACTCAAAATATGAAAGCTGTTTTAATAGGAAGTGATTTTTTACTTGATGATAACGGTAATGCAAGGTTAGTAGAGCTAAACACAAGCACTGGTATTTACCAGAGTATGATACCTCACTTAGATTTTACTGGATTAGAAAGTCTTTTCCAAGCTAATTCAATAGAGGAAGTAGTCTATATTTTCAACGATCAACAAGTAGTAGCAGATCCTAAATTTAGAGTAAACATCTCTTTAGGTACTAAATTACAGACTATCTGTGAAGCAATGGGTATTACATATACCCCATACCAAGTAAACACTTACGCAGCTACAGTACCTTACATCGAAGATACTCCTACTAAGTTTATCTTAAGACAAGCCTACGATGGAACAGCTTTAGTAGATGAGACTTATTGCGCAGATAAATTAAACCTTCAGGATTTAATTCAAAGCCAGTCTTACGCTATCCCAACATTTATAGATACTCCGGAATATAATCTAACAACTTTAACAGAATTTGATGCAAGTAAGACTCCAAATTTAGTTGTTAAGTCTAGATACCCGCAATACGATGCCAAGGTATATCCACAAGCACATAAAATTACAACACAATCTCAACTAGATGCATTAAAAGGATCTACGACGGGTGCTAACTTTATTCAAGAGTTTATTAATTCTGAAAATAATATTAAAGAAGGAAGGTACTCTATTATTAGAAGTATTGATTTAGTTTACGGAGGTAATCTAGACACATTACACTTAGGTTCTTACCATCAGACTTCTCCTTATGCATTAGATATTTGGCCAGATGAGTTACAAGAAGGAACCACAGCGTTAACTAATAAATCTAGAGTTAAGTGGATTTCTAAACTTTCTACAGACGAACAAAAGAACATATACCACGTTGATCAAGATACAAAGTTAGTTACTGCTACAGGTGAGTATATTACAATTGACCAAGTAGAACAAGGAACAGTTGTTAAATCAGCACAATTTAGTAACTTCCCTACAGGTTCTTATGTAGATGTATTTGGCTTCTCTTCTTCTTTTGCAGACATGCAAAGCTCTTTAGTAGTGAATACTGCAACAGTTGTAGGATTCCAAAGCTCTAGTTTAGAAACAGTTTACTTAAATATTACATTAGAAGACGGAACAACTTGGGATGATTCTACAAGATCAACTTTCTACACAGAAGTAAGCGGTAGTAACTTAACTCGATTCAAATCTCTAGGACAGGTTGAATTAGGAGATAAAGTAGTATTATTAGATGTTGCTACAAATAGTTTAGTTAAGAAGGAAATTACCTCTTTAGAACCAGTTTACGATACTAAGGTAATTTACGAAGTGGATGTAGAAGAGCAAGATATTTTCTTATCTGTATTAGATGAAGCAACAAACATTACATTAGTACAGCACAACCCATGTTGGTGTAATGGATATAATTGCGGATGGTATAGTTGTTACAACTCTTGCTGGACTTGTCAATCAGCTTGCTTTATAGGAGAAGCAATGGTGACTACAGCAGATGGTCAAAAAGAGATTAAAGATATCCAAATCGGAGATGTAGTTCAATCTTTCGATTTACAAAAAAATGACGTTGTTACTAAGACTGTAAAAGGTCTTTGGAAGACAGAATACGATGACAAGTTAGTAATTATTAACGGAATCAAAACAAAAGCAACAGTAGGTCACCCATTTGCAATTAAGGACTTTGAAGGTAACATTAGATGGGCTGCTGCTAATCCAGAAGTAGATAAAGACTTCCACGGCGACTTAGTTGTAGAGAAACTAACAACAGGAGAATACTTTATTAACTTATTAGGAGATTGGGTAATGGTAGAAACTTTAGAATTTGAAGATTTTAAAGGAATTGTATATAATATTTCAGTAGAAGATACCCACAACTATATTGCAGAAGGTATCTTAGTTCACAACTTTGCAAAAAAATTAGCGTAATATGGCAAACATAGTAGACACTGTCACAGTACCGACCTCTTCGGCTACAGACACAAAAGTAAAGAATGTAATAGAATCAGTATTTAGTCTAATTAGAGATAAACACTTATCATAAAATGTAAAAAGGTTATATGTTAGTTGATAATAAGTTTTTGTTTCTAAAGATCCCTAGAACAGCTACAGTAGCATTTGAACGTTCCTGCTTTTTAGCAGGACTTTCTATTAAGTATCCTAGTGACAATATATTAGCTCAAAGACAAGCCGACCTTGGCTTAGAACCTCGTCGTCATGCTCATGAAAGAATCTCAAAACTAAGAGAGTACTTTGGGTATGACTACCCGGTTATTGCTATAGAAAGAGATCCTCTTGAAAGATTTTTATCTGCCTGGAAGTATGTTATCAAATACATTTCAGAATATAGTCCTAAAACTTCAGAAGCTCTAGCAAAAGTAGATAGAAATGCTTTTATAAACGCTTGGCAAAGTGAGATTGGATTTAGTTCGAATCTTCAAGATATTAATAACTGTGCTAACTTCTTTAAAAAATTAATACCAGGAGGAGTTCCTTACAATAAGAACACCTATATGATATTCACTTCAGTGATGACTGGTCCTTCTAGGTGGCATGAAAATGATACAAGCATTCTGTATTTTAATATGAAAGAGCTATCGGTGTTAGAGGACTACGTAAGAAAAGTAACAGGAAAACCATTCGAGTTTATCATGACAAATCATACTAAAACTATCGATACAGCATTAGTAATCGACAGTCATTTAGAAAATTTTTATTACAAGTTAATTGAACCTCCTTTTAAGATCGCAAATACGTTAATCTAATGAAGATTTGTAAACAGTTTTTCAACGAAGAGTTATATAATGACCTCTGTAAGTATGCGTATAGAAGTAAGTACAAAAAGGTACAAGATGGTATATACAATTTTAGAGGAGTTAATGTAGAGGGACTTCTTCGTAGTAGAGTACAAGATGCTTTTTTAAAACATGGACTTACAGGAAAATTAGATGTACTAAGAATTCAACGTATTGATGCAAACTTTAAAGTAGCTACTAATTTTCATACTCATGATCAGTTTCTTATTGAAAACGTAGTCTGCTTTCTTAACGATGAATTTAAAGGAGGAGAGTTTGAATATATAGACTACAACATAAAGATGATAAAGCCTATTCCAAATACGGCTTTAATATTTCCACCAGATATTCCACATAGAGTTAATCTAGTAGAAGACGGTATAAGGTATACTTTAGTTGCATTCTTAGAAGAAAGTTCGTATCTTAAAAAACAAGAGACATTGATATGAAAAATATAGTTATACTAGGAGGAGGAACTGCTGGATGGTTAACAGCATTATATGCAAAACATCTTTTTGATGATGCTGAAGTTACGTTAGTAGAAAGCTCAGAGATTGGAATATTAGGAGCTGGAGAAGGATCGGTACCTATGTTACCTTTATTCTTACAGACTTTGCAGATACCTTTAGGAGAATTTAAAAGAGAAGCACATGCTACTTTTAAGACAGGTATCAGGTTTACAAACTGGAAAGGAGACGGTACAAGTTACCTACACCCTTTTTTAGCTCCTCCTGGGACTACTTTAGATTTTAAAGCTATACACTCATTAGGATTTAATCATGCAAGTAAAATTCCTAACACAAACTCAGCCTATTATATACTAAATGCTGTTGCTAATAAAGAGAACTTAGAAGAGGTAATACCTGTTAACGCTTTGGTTAACGAACAGAAAAGCCCATTCTACTCTATCGATAACAAAGTACAGAGTTCATCTGGATATTCGTTCCATTTTAATGCTAGAAAAGCAGCTGTATATTTAGCAAAAATAGGAGAAGGTAGAGGTATTAAACGAATTGATTCTAAACTAAAAGAGATACACTCTAAAGAAGATGGAACAATTACAGCTATTAGCTTAAAGAATGGACAGACTCTTCCTTTAGATTTTATTTTCGACTGTAGTGGTTTTAATAGACTTATTGTAGGTAACTTTTATAAAACAGAATGGATTTCTTATAAAAAATACCTGACTACAGACGCAGCTGTCCCGTTTTTTGTTCCACATAAGGAAAAAGTTTTAAGACCGGAGACAAATTGTGTAGCTATGAAGTACGGATGGATGTGGCAAATACCGGTTAAACACCGTTGGGGTATGGGCTACTCTTTTGATAGTAATTATATAACACCAGAACAAGCTTATGACGAAATTGAAGAAGTTCTAGGATACCCGATTGAAAGATTAGGTAAAGTGTTCCAATTTAACGCAGGTAGATATAAAGACGTTTGGGTAAAGAATTGCATGGCTATAGGATTAAGCTCAGGATTTGTCGAACCGTTAGAAGCTACTTCACTAATGATAGCTCTAATGCAACTTGTTAATTTAGATCCTTCTCTAATGTCTGAAAATAATCAAGAAGATCTGGATCAATATAACAAAGCAATAGCCGGTCTTAACCACGAGGTAATGTGCTTCTTATATTACCATTTTTACACTACAAGAAAAGATACTCCATTTTGGAAAAATTATAGCGATAAAGTAAATGTTCCACCAGGTTTAGATAAGCTGTTAAAATTGTGGGAAAGAAGAACTCCTAAAAATTTAGACCTACATGAACTTACAGGAGGAGAAGTCTTTGATATATACAGCTGGTATATTGTAGGAGTTGGTAACGGGACACTTAGTTTAGAAAATATAGAAAAAGAAAATAAACTCCTAAATTTAGATCATAAGCTAAAACCATTTAGAGATAAGCTAAGATCTCATTTACAGGAAGTTATAAACAACTCGATAGATAACGTACAGATGCTTCATGGAGATTAACTTTACATTAATAGTATTACCGGTAAAAGGAACTGGAGTCTTTTCAAACATTTATTTTGAAACAGAAGACTTAGTAGGAACTTATATCCAAAATACACCTAGCAGAAATGGTAGCCGTCTAACAGGTACCTTATGGGAAACAGATCTTTTAGGTAGATATTGTAACCACAGTGAAACACCTAATACATCTTTAGTTAAAGTAGAGACAGGTTACCTTTTATATGCTAATAGACCTATTGATAGAGGGGATGAAATAACAGTTAGTTACCACGTTGTTGAACATAAACTAAACCAACCTAGAGGAAGTTACTACAAGACTTCTTTTATCTCTGAAGATTATAAAAATTATGGCAGGTCTTTATGAGAATACTTATATACACTCTAGCTAGAACAGGCTCAACATCTTTAACATATTATATTGCTAATTCACTTAAGTATGAAGGTATCTTTGAACCTTACAATATCGATCCAACTCACGACAAATACCCGGAGAGTTTAATATGGGAATCTGATAATGTAGTAGTTAAGGTTATGGATGAACAAGGAGGTAAGCATTTCTTAGATTTCTACTATAAGTTTGATAAACATATAATTCTTACTAGAGAGAATACACAGGAACAAGCACAGAGTCTAGTACACGCAGTACAGAGTAAAAAATGGCATAGCCACTATGTATATAACCCTTCTAAAGTAAATCAGAATTACTGCGATCAAATGACAGAACAGTATTCAAAGACTAGAACTAAATTATTAAATCTGAATGGTTATCAAGTTACCTATGAAGGTATTTATTTAAGAAGAGATCAACTTAAAGGATTAAACGAATACCTTGGCATTACCAATCCTTCTCTAGAAGATGTAGATATAAAACGTAAGTATAGACAAGGAGATGCTAACAAATCTCTAATCTAATTTCCGGAGATTCTACTCACAAATTACTTGCTTCGTAACAACTTATTTCGTATATTTAGTAAATAAAGTATACACTATGGAGCATCAAGGAAAAAGACCCGATCAAATTAAATTCTCAGAAGACGTTACATTCTGGACACTTGTAGCATTGATAACTGTACTCTTGTACACAATAGTATTTTAGTATGAAGATAACATTTGCAGATAGTTTTTACGATAGTTTAAAAACATTAAACAGACAAAACACCTGGTGGTATAAGATCTATAAATTTCTACGATGGGATATAAAAAACTTTATAAAGAATATATGGACTTTTCGAAAAGAACTTTGGGAACATAGATGGTGGGATTATAGATTTACTTTGAATATATTTGAGCGTTCTTTAACTGTTTTAGAAAAAGGAATGAGCACACAAGGGTATGAAGTGCCAGAGAGTAGAGATCCAAAAGTGAAGTCAATGCGAAGAGTATTGGAGCTTCTTAAGAATAATAGAGAAGATAATTACATTGATAGAGCAGAAGAAGAACTAGGGCAGTTAGAAAACTTAGGAGGTTTCTTTGAAGATGTAGAAGATACTCCTGAACAAGCAGCTCACAATAGAAAGGTATTTGTAAGAGCTAGAGAAATAGAGGAAGCAGAATGGAAAGAGCTTTGGACTATTTTAGAAGGAACCAAGTATTCAAAAGTAGCTGGAAAGAAATACGACGGAAGTGATATGAGAGGTTGGTGGGATTAAAAACTAAATATATGAACAATAAAGTAGAGTTATTAGGGTACTACGGAAGTGATTTAACACATGCACAATCAGCATGGACATCAACAAGTAGAGATATTACAGAGGAGAAGAGAGCTCGTATTCCAAAGCTATTAGATATGTTAGCAAGTGAAGGGCATGAAACTCCTTTTGAAAAAAGCTCGTTTCACTTCTTAGTAACAGTAGATCAAGCAACTCATATACATTTACTAAAACACCGTATAGGAGTTTCTATTAATGGAGAGAGTGCTAGGTATAAAGAATTAAAAGAAGATAAAAGTTACATACCTAATGATTGGCAAAATAGATGGGCAATTGCATTACAAAACTTTACTGATAGAGCAAACCAGCTATACCATGAGTGCTTGGAAGATATGACACCAATTCTAGGTAGAAAGAGAGCAAAAGAAAGTGCTCGTTTCTTTAAAACATTTAATTCTCAAATCGATATGGATGTTATGTTCAATTTCAGATCCTTTGTACATTTTCAAAGATTAAGAAATAGTGAACATGCACAGAAAGAAGTTAGAGAGTTAGCACAAATGATGCTAGATCAGGTAAAAGGAATCGAAGGAAATCCTTTTGAGTATACAATTAAAGCATTTAACTTATGAGAAAGATATTAATAGCTGCTCTGATATTAACAGCAGCTGTAGTACAGGCACAAACACCTTCAATTCCCTTTGAAGATGACATAATGACCTCAGACACCTTACTAAATAAGTTTATTGTACATTGGTTGAGAAAACCTTATAAGTTAGGGGGTAGTACTGAAAGAGGAATTGACTGCTCTCAGTTTACAAAAAGACTTTATAAAGATGTTTACAGTAAACAATTAGCAAATGTAGCTTATAAACAATGGAACCAGACAATCCGTATTAAAAGAGATAGCTTACAGGTTGGAGATTTAATCTTCTTCCGAAGCAGACAATCCCCAAGCGGCTGGCATTGCGGAGCTTATATAGGTAACGATTACTTTATACATGCAGCAAATAGGTATGAAGGAGTAAAGATAAGTAGTTTATATGAACCTCGATATAGAAAAGCTATAAGAGGATTTGGACGTTTAAAAGATTAACAAAATGGGATACGTATTGGTATTTGGAATTATGTTTACAGTAGTTGCTATCATATCTTGGAGATGGGTAGAAGGTATAGACTACATGCAAAAGAACCATCCAGATTATAAAGGAAATGATTTCCTAAACTGGGGTGATGATAAAGAAGAAAACGAAAACGATAAACATCAAATCTTATAATATGAGTAGCGAAAGTTTCTGTATACTTCCTTTTGTGCATCTGTATGCTCAACCGGATGGTGAAATAAAGCCTTGTTGTATAGCAGGAAGTTATGACAAGCCCTTGAAGTATAAAGGAAATACTATCGAAGGTATCTGGAATTCAGAACAGATGAAAGATCTTCGAAAAGATATGCTATGCGGAGTTAAGAACAAAGCATGTGATGTTTGTTATAAGAAAGAAGAGAGAGGAGAGGATAGTCCTAGAATTAAGTATAACAGGAGTAATAACTGGACGATGCCTAAAGTAGATGAGAACTTTGAAGTACCGCCAGTCATACAACATTTAGATATTAGGTTCTCTAATCTTTGTAATTTAAAGTGTAGAATGTGTAACCATACTTTCTCTTCTAGCTGGTTTGAAGATGCTAAGAAGATGTATGGAGGAGTGGTAGAAGATAGTAAAGTTATAAAAGTATCTGAAACTATTGTAGAAGACCTTATACCGTACTTATCAGATATTAGAAGTGTTTACTTTGCTGGGGGTGAGCCATTAATTATGCCTGAGCATTTTAAAATGTTAAAATGGTTACACGAGAATGTAGGAGAGTATTTTGATGAAGAGTTACAAGAAACTAAAAAGAATCTACACCTTCATTACAATACTAATTTAATGACTATCAAGTATAATGAAGTTGATTTAGTTAACCTGTGGAAAGACTTTGCAAAAGTATTTGTATCTATCTCTTGTGACGGGATAGGACCTGTAGGAGAGTATCAACGAACTAATTTCGATACTAAAAAGTTTCTAGAGAATTTAGATAGAATCAAAACAGTAGCTAATCCATCTTATACTTCAGGAGGTCCTGGTAAAAGAGTAACAGGTATTCAATATAACTTCCAGTATACTACAACAATTTATAATATCTATCATATCTTTGATTTTATCAATTTCATGATTGAGAATAAGTATGTAGAGTCTTCCGACAGTATAGATCTCTACTATGCCTGGAGCCCTCAACCCACTTCTATAAACAATATTCAAGATAAGGAAGCAGCTATTAAATTCTTAGAAGAAGGCGCTAAGCAATTAGACTCTCCTAAGACCTTAAAAGAGATTGATCAACTTATTCAATTTATAAAAGCACCAAGAGGTATCGATGAAGTAGAGTTAAAGGCTTTTAATAAGAAGTTAGATGAATTAAGAGGAACTAGTTACAAAGATATAAAAACAGGAATCGACAATGTCTAGAACAGCCTGGTTTTTTGGGGATAGTTTTACTAAAGGAGATGGTTGTCTACATGGCAACGAATACACTATTGCATACCCTCCTCAGGAAGGAGATAAAATATGGCCTGCTCATGTAGCAGATTATTACGATATGTCTCTAAACAACTACGGCTATGGGGGAATAGGTAACGCAGAGATTATAGACAAGTTTGTAGACTGTTTTGATTATTTTCACCCCGGTGATCTAGTCATTATAGGTTCAAGTGATTCTACAAGATTCCCAGTAATAAATCCATATACAGGTACCGTTGGATCTTTTCATGCGTATACTTTAGATCATGGAGGAGTAAAGAAAGGTATAAAAGATTCTTATAGCCGTAGAGCTCAACAAGCAATGGTAGACTACGGAGTAGAAGTAAGGTTGCCTTATGCCGATGAATGGCAAAGGTACTATGAAAGACATATGAACTTTCTAGTAACTGCTTGCCGTCTTAAAAAGGTGAATGCATTTATGTGGTCGAAAATACTATGGGGAAATTACGAAACTATAGTAGAGTACACAAAAGGTAAGATATCAGATCGACATTGGACTTGGGATAGTCATCGTAAATTTGCAGATTACATGATAAAGACTATTGGAGTTCTTCCAGAAAATATAACACAGAATTTGTTGTAGGTCTCAAAAATATTTCGTATCTTTAATTAAATTAAAAAGTATGACAGGATTAGCAATCGGTGGTTTAGTTTCATTAATATGGTTAGCAGTTGAGTACCATACTGCACCCACATTAGATCAAACTGGAAAAGTAATCAAAGAAGGTAAAAAGTTAAAAGACATTTTAAAACGTAAAAAATGAGAAATACTATAGTAGTAATTATTGGAGTTGTTATCTTATGTTTTTGGGCTATATCTACTAGGAATAAGTCTATAGAGTATAAGAAGCAAGTAGAAGCTTTAACTCAAACTAAAGATAGTTTAACAGCAGAGAACTTCATATTAAAAACTCAGGTAGGTAGGTATGAACTAACTTTAGATTACTTACAAGGAGTTAATCCAAAAGCAGCTTTACAGGCCACTAACTACATGAATCATGAAACTGAATAATTTCTATAACATTGTAGGGCTTGCATGTGTTATAACATTCTGTATATTCGTAGTAGATAAATGTACGAGAGAGACGATTGTTGCTCCTATAGCAGCTACTGCTAATACTAAAGCAGATTCTTTACAAAATGTAATTGACTCTTTACAGAGAGAAATTGAAGTAATGGATGCTGATTTTGATAGTCGAGAGACTAGATACAAAGATGTGCTTGGTGAGTATGAGTTTGGGATAAGTTACATAGAAGCACATCACCCAGACGCTTTTAGAGATTTTCATAGAATAATTTCATTTGAAGAGACTTACAAAAGAAAGTCTATGAGAGAAAATAAAAAAAGGTTACATGTCAAAGAATATTAAACCAATCCATAAATTTAACGGCGGCAGAGGAGCAACTCTATGTCATAAATGTCGTAAGATCATTTCATTAGGAATGACTGATGATTTATATTGTGAAGAGCATGGAGGTAGAAAGCCAAAGTATACGCTTGTTCGTTCTAGGGATAACATGACTGTATCAGGAGATAAGGTAGTATGGTTAGAGTGGAATGAAAATGGAACGTTTAAAGAACAACATGAGAGTCCAAAGGTAGGAACTAGCTTAGTCGTAGATCCACATTACGGAACTTATACCTGGTTAACGACTGTACTAGAGTCTTTCACAGAAGAAGAAGGAGTCATTACATTCAGTACAACTAACAGCACATATAAACTTATTATAAATGGCTAAAGCAATATTAGAATTTAACTTAGATGAACTCGAAGATGAGTCGGCTCATATGAGATGTGTTAAAGCAAAGGACATGGCTTTAGCATTATGGGATATGGATCAACATTTAAGAGCACAGACTAAGTATGCCCCAGATTCAATCCCAGGTGAAGTGTACGATGCATTACAAGAAACAAGAGATAAGTTACATGAGATAATGGACTCATATAATATTGATTTAGACGAATTATTAAAATAAAAAACTATGCCAACATTTTACGCAGATGATATCGACATTGATGTTGATGAATTTATTAGCAGCTGTAGCAGCAGCGAAATTAAAGAATTAATTGATTGCCTAGTAGAAGAGGGTCATATCAATCCAAGTAGGCTTGTTCAAGAAAGAGGAATGAGTGTAGGGGAGACTTTTTACGTAGAAGCTATTGAAAAGTTAGCAGACAAGTACCATATGCTTACTCGAGAAGAAGAAGAACTTATTATCAAATTATCAAAAAGGTTTTAAAATGAAAACTATCTTTAAATCGGTAGAACCGGTATTAGTAGCTTTTGCTACATTAACCACAGTCAGTGAATTAATCTTCCCAGCTTTAACAGCTGCAGATACTTTTTTGAACTACGCAGGTAGTTTTCTAACAGTATCCTTAATTTTATTCATTTACACATATATTAAACATAAATTAAAATAAACAGTTATGGCGTTTTACGATTCAGATTATCAAGCACAGAGACAAAAAGAACAAGAAGAGTTCAAGTTACAGCAACAATTAAAATTTAAAAAAATGGTGAAAGTAGTAGGAGGATCAATCCTCGGTTTTATTTTATTGATTGTATTATTTCAATCATGTGAGCGTATTGACGCAGGACACGTAGGTGTTAAAGTTAACCTTTATGGTGACAACAAAGGAGTAAGTGATGTTACAGAAGTAACCGGTATGGTTTTCTTTAACCCAATCACTCATAACATTTACGAGTTCCCAACCTTTATTCAACATAAAGAATATACAGGTGATAATTCATTTGTAGTTAACAGTAAGGATGGATCTGAATTCCATGTAAGCCCTATCATTAACTACTCAGTACAGCGTGAAAAAGTACCTGCAATTTTTGCTAAGTATAGACGTTCCTTAGAGCAGATTGAAGAAGGTTTTCTAAAGACAGCCGTATTTGATGCATTCCGTTTAGCAACTAATAAGTATACCGCAGACGAATTGATCGGTAATAGACAGAACTATGAAATCGAAGTACGTAAGATTTTAGAAGGACAATTACTGAAGGAAGGTTTCGTAGTTAATCAATTTACTTCTAATTTAGTATACCCAGAGACTTTTAAACATGCAATTGAAGCAAAGAATAATGCTGTACAAGCTGCATTAAGAGCTGAGAATGAAGTTAAGACTGCTGAAGCTCAAGCTAAGATCAAAATTGCTACAGCTGAAGGTAATGCTCAGGCTATGTTAACATCTGCTAAAGCAGAAGCTGAAGCTAATAGAATGAAGCAACAAACCTTAACACCGTTGTTAATTCAGTTAGAGTATGTACAGAAGTGGGACGGTAAGTTACCAGTATACGGAACAGTTCCTCAAATGTTTAAAAATATTCAGTAAAATGGATGCAATAGATTTTTTAGAACCAGAAATCAACCCAGGTCATTACCTGGAGTTGATGGATAGGTTGCATGTAGTACTTTCTACAATAAATGATCATATATTCTACCACCCACTAACAGTAAAAGAAGTAGACATAGCAATCCTAGTAGAAGAAGCTATGACAAAGTTAGCAGATGCTTATCAACTTGTTGGCAGTAAAGAACCAGAAAATGAAAAAAATTAGTCTAGTTTTAATATTAATTTTATCTTTAATATCAGCTGATTCTAGATCACAATCTATGAGCTTTGGAGATCAGATTAAAGAGATTATTGTAGGTCGAGATAAGTATAAGATTGCTGTAAAGCATGTACACTCAGGAGGCGTTATCTATATACCAATGAGGAAAGTCTTTAACGGAAAAGTATTACGTGAGTGGATTTCTTATCAGGAAGCTTTCCGCAGTAAATCACAGGCAATGGAAGTGATTGATCAGTGGAAAGAAGAAGAAGCCGAGGAAAGGAAACTTAAGAGAGTGGAATACATTCGTATCAATTAGTTTGCAGATAAGCTGAGATTCGTTATATTTATAGATACAATCTTAGTTTATGTTAAACAATCCAAACGTTCAGGCATTTATAGAACATGTCAAAAAAGAGTGCAAAAAACATAAAATAAAGTTACAACTAAGGCCGGTCAAATTTCTTTTACTTACAGGTAATATCAAATGCGGCGGATACTTCGATTCAGAAGAGAGAAAGTTAGTTGTAGCAACCAAGAACGAAGATGCCTGGTTAGGTTTACTAGTTCACGAATATGGGCACTTAACACAATGGGCAGAAGGATGTAAAGAATGGGTAGAAGGATGTGAAGGAATCGGACACCTAGAAGATTGGTTAGCCGGTAAGAAAAAGAAGAATATTAAACAACATATAGATAGAAGCAGAGACCTTGAATTAGACAATGAGAAACGCTCTGTTAAACTAATTAAGAAGTGGAAGCTACCTATAGATGTTAAAGATTATATAAAGAGAGCAAATGCATATGTTCAGTTCTATAACTGGATGTATTATTCCAGAAGATGGAGCAAGCCAGGAAACTCTCCTTATAGAAATCAAGTAATTTACGATGCTATGCCAGATACGTTTAGAATGAATTATAAACAAATGGCTAAAAAGTATCAGAAGCTTTATCAAGAACAGAATATATAAACCAAAACCAACAAATGTTATGACAAAAAGTTATTACGTCGCGTCAACTAGAATTTCACCTAAAATCGCAGATTTAGTTGAATACGGATACCATATTATACTAGAAGGGTATACTTATGAGAAGTTAAAATCAGCCCCTAGAGGTCGATCAATTAAGCGCCGATTACAAAATCCAGCAACAGAAGAACAAATTGTAATATTTAACTAATGAACAAACTTGTAGAAATAGTATCAGCCTGGGCAACAGCAATTAACCCTTCCCCAATACAGAAGAGATTAGCTGAAATCAGATACAACGTCTGCAATTCTTGTGAATTCAGAGGAACAAACTCAGTAGGTATGGAAGTCTGTACCGCTTGTGGCTGTCCTTTAAAAGGTAAAATATTTACACCAGCAACAGTAGAAGACGGTAATTGTCCAAAAGGTAAATGGCCAGTCTAAATAGCAAACTATGGCAGAATTTAGTAAACAATGGGCTGAGATTAATGACCCAGAATTTCCTTGGGACTTCGATATAGAAGAAGAATTTGAAAGCATACCTCATGGGTACTATAAACCAATGATCTGTGAAGGTTTTGGCTTTATGGGTTTGTTAAGAACTACAAGTGGATCAAAAGCCTTATTATTTGATAATGGGACAGATGAGTTAGAAACTGTAGACTACATTAAGTTTATGAAACAACAAAAACAAAAGATTAATGGCATTACTTAGCGCTTATTTTGTACTAGGCTTTCTGTGGGCAGGTTGGTTAGAATGGTTTACAACTAGTAAGGCTTTGCAGCCAGAGTGGGATAATCGTCAGAGAATTATTCAAATTTTAATATGGCCGATAGCTTTTACGGTCTTTCTAATCTACCTATTCTTTCCGGAAAAATAACTAACAAAGTAGTTGTTTTGTAAGTATATTATTCGTATCTTAAGGTATAATTAAAAGATAAAGGTTATGATATCAAAAACGTATGTTAATCGCTACGGCGATAGGATTCTTTTCGAACAGAATGAAGATACAATTTTAATGTCTGGATACTCTCCAGAGTATTGTCGATTTGGATGGCCGAATGTATATACAGAAGCTTATCAAGCTTACTGTGATGTAGTTTATGAACAACCAGACGGTAAACCGATGTCTTTAGAAAGATTCAAAGAAGTAGTACACGAATGGAGAGAGGGTAGTACGAATTGGATTATGAAGCTATTTGGACCATTAATTACATCCGATAAAGAAACAATCGATATGTTTGACCCTTCAGGAGGTCCTTATATGAAAGTAGGAATGGATATGTCTCACTTTGGATTAGAAGGTATAGTGACAGCTATTAAGTTTGTAGAAGATAAAGTATTACTAACAGTTAAAAAATAAGGTTATGGTAAATCAACAGAAAGTTACAAATTTTATGAAAGTCTATAAGACTATTCAATCAGTAAATAATCTAATTCAATTTGATGCTTGTGAAAAGATGATAGAAGTCTACACAAGATTAGAAATAGGATTAGGCACTCCTCCTACAGAAGCTCTTCAAAAACAAGCACTTTTACATGGATTTCTTACTGTAAAACAGGCAGAATTTACTGCATAACTCATTGATTTTCAATAAAAGTTGAAAAAATCCGGAAAATAGTTGGTGAAAAAGTTGCTAGTCTGCTTTATTCTTCGTAATTTAAGGTATGTTAGAGAGATAGATACTTTAACGATACTTAAACAATAAAAATAAAGGTTATGAAAAACATCATCAATGTAGTAGGAGTTAACACAGTAGATTTTATTCAAGGCCGTAAAGGTACTTTTAGAGCAGTAGTTAAATGTAAGGCTGGTTTCTTTACAGTAGTAGATTTAGAAGGTCGTCACGAGACTGGTGCTCAAGTATTAAACAGCTTTAAAAAAGGAGCTTTACAAACTGTAGAGTTTCAAGCAGAAGGATCTAAGTACTGGGTTACAGTATTTGCTTTAAAAGGTAAGAAAGTAGTCTTAATTGATAACGAGATCTTAGCTGATTTGGAAGTAGGAACTATTAACTGTTATTTCTTAAACACTAACTTATACAGCCAGACACAGTATGCAGCTGTTAAAGCAACGACTTGGGCAAGTAAGGCTTTTGTAATGAACGAACCAAAAGAGATAGTATTAGCTTAATTCACCAACTTTAAAAATAGATATATGAAAAAGATAGATTTTAAAATGTTAGCAGGAGTAATTGGCTTCTGGGGAGTAGCTTTCTTAATACTTACAGGTAACACCGGTATAAAAGGTCTACAACCGTTAAATGAAATGGTAGGCTTTGCAATGAGCTGGGCTATGGGTTTTATGTTTTTAATGAATATCAAAAAAGATCAATAGTATGGAAAAGTTACTTGCAATAGGAATTATTGTAGCACTTGTAGCAGCAGTATTCTCTTTAGAGTTATTACTTATACATTGGGCAGTTAGTTTATTCTACCCAATCACTTGGACTCAAGCATTTGGAATCTCAGTCTTAGTTTCAATTTTAGGAGCAGCATTCCGCAATAGAAAGTAGAAATACGCCCAGGTAGTGTAACGGCAACATACCACCCTCCCAGGTTGAGATAACAGCTAATGGCACTCTGTATGATAAAGGTGACACAGGTTCGACTCCTGTCCTGGAGCACAAAAATAAAAAGGTTATGAGAATTACATTAGAAAAAGATCAGAAGCTTTTCTTTACTTCTGACACGCATTACAATCATAAGAATATTTGTAGAGGAGTTACCAACTGGAGAACTGCTGATGGAGAGATACCAATCAGTCAGACGAGAGACTTCCCGAACTTAGATAAAATGAATGCTACTATTGTAAATAATATTAACGAAGTAGTAGGTCAAGATGATATTTTAATTCACTTAGGTGATTGGTCATTTGGTGGTTTTGAATCAATCAAAGAGTTTAGAGATAGAATCGTATGTAAGAA